CAACGACGCTCACAACATCCCCGGCGTCACCTTCACCACGCACCAGGCGCCCGCTATGTGGATCGACTTTGACAACGGACCGCGACGCACCAGTGAGCGCGTCGGCGCTCTAGGGCGCGGTCACGACATGCCGCCAGAAACACCATTCCAGTACTTATCACTGCCGTCGCCCTGGCTTGACGCCAGCGATCCTACGCAAGTGCGGGAAGTGGCGAAATGGGCCAAACACCACAAATCGAAACTTATCATTATAGACAACCTGAGCCTGATTAGCGGCGACACGGACGAAAACAGTGGACAAATGTCTCAGGTGCTGTCCAAGTTGCGCTGGCTGTCCGAGGAAACACAGAGCGCCGTCATCGTCATCCACCACCAACGCAAATCGAACGGTGCTGCCGCTGCCGCCGGCGTCCCCAAAAGTGAATCTTTACGCGGCCATTCCAGCATCAACGCCATGCTCGACATGGCGCTCCTGGTCGAACGCAATGGCCGTGAAGATGCCGTGCTAATCACGCCAACCAAAGTCAGAGATTATCAGGACTTCGAGTCGTTCGGCGCACTCTGGACATTCGAGCATGTTCCTGGAACCAAACAGCTTGCGTCTGGCCGCTTCTGGTCGAAGCCGGTCGCCAACACCGAGGAGGCGGTCAATATCGCTATCCGGGCGCACATCAAAAATGAATTGCGCGGCAAGGGCTGGATGGCAGCGAAGGACATTCGCGACCTCGTCCGCGACCGCATGGCCGCCAAGCCAGGGGGCAAAGCGCCGGGAATCAACAAGATCAACGGACTTATGCGCGAAATGGCTGAGGATGGAACGCTGCGCAGACAGGGCGGAACGCGCGATTTGGAGTACGCACTGCTATGAAAATTCCTACCCAGGTTCACATAACATTATCACGGCTTTTATCACGGGGGGGGGTGTTTTTTGGGGGGGGCCGTGTAAATGATCGGTCACTTCTTCACGGGATTGTCACGGCTGACTACAGATATGGCGATTTATTTGCACGTCTTCTTCACGGCTTCTTCACGGGCGCAACCATTCATTTGCACGGGGCACACACACTATATAGGTGTGTGCCCGTGTAAATGGTCATGGGAATGATCGTGAAGATTGAAATTGTTGAGATGGGGGAGATATGGGCGGGACGGATTTGATTGGCGATTACGTGGTTCTGTACAGCGATATTCAGGACGCCTATCACGTCGAGCGGCGGGATCAATACAGCGAAAGGGGCAAAACGAACGGCAACTGGCTGGTTGTTGACCAGGCCGGCAGTTACGTCGAAGGTCTTCTGCTGGCAGGCGAGCGCCGGCAGGCCGGGAAGGATAAGCCGCGATGACCAGTATGCCTATCGCCCTGGGGGGCGGACACCAGAAACGCAGTTGGCAGGGAAACCGCACGCCTCCGCCAGCCGACCCCGCCGCGGCCCAGGCCCGTGCGCAGCTCGTCGAATCCGCCCGCGCCGCCGACCTCGTGCAACTGGCGGGCCGCTACACCCAACTGCGGCGCAAGGCGACGGGCGAATACGAGGGGCCGTGCCCCAAGTGCGGCGGGCATGACCGCTTCACGGTTGACGCCAAGGGCTGGTTCTGCCGCACGTGCCGGCCCTACGACCAGGCGCACGGCTGGTTTGGCCCGATCGATTTTGTCATGTGGATCACCGGCCTCGACTTCAAGGGGGCCGTGGGTTTTCTCACAGGAGCGCAGATGAGCAACGCAGCAGCGACACGCCCGGCGGCCCCTGCGCAGCCGGAGCGCAGCGAGCCGACGGACGAATGGCGGGCCGAGGCGGAGGCGGTCGTCAAGGCGGCGCAATGGAACCTGTGGAACGGTTCGTTCAATGGCGAGAAGTATCTGGAAGGCCGCGGCCTGGAACCGCTGACCTGGCAGGCTTTCGGCTGGGGACAGGCAGACTACAAGGGGCGTGCGGCCATCGTCATGCCGTGGTATCGGGCAGGCAAACTCAATGCCATCCGCTACCGCTACCTGGAGCCGACGCCCGAAGGTCAACGGCTGATTGCCCATCCTGGCAGCAAGTTCGGCGGCGTCCTCTACGGCGGGCAGGTGCTGGAACCCGGCGCGGAAGATCGCCGCACGCTGGTTCTGTGCGAGGGCGAAATCAACGCCGCCTCCATCTGGCAGGCAGCGCATGAAAGCCGCCTCGACGTGTTGAGCCTTGGCAGCGAATCGGCCAAGCTCACCGACGCCATGCTCGCCCACGCCGAGAAGTACCGCCACATCATAGTCTGGATGGACAAACGAGACGTGGCGCTCAAACTGCGGGAGAAACTGCCCGCCCGCACCGTCGCCGTGTCGTCACCCCTGCGCGCCGGGCCAGACGGCAAAGAGGTCAAGTGGGACGCCAACGACATGCTACGCGCCGGCAAGTTGGGCGCGTTCCTCACCGCCGTGCGCGTCAAGGCGTGCGGGGAGGATGGGGCGCTGCGCGAGGGGCTGCTTTGGGATATTTGGGATATGGCCCGCCATCCGCTTGGGATAGACGCGGGGACCGGCGCGGCGGTGCTCAAGCTGGCCGCGGAATTGGGCCGCGACGTGAAGTTGTACGAGTGCCCCGATGGGGCGTGGAGGGCTGGACTGTGACCACCACCATCTTCCTGCACGACCGCAAAACCCTGCGCGTATCCTTCCCCTATGCTCCGGCCAGTGTAGCGGCAATCAAGGAGATTGGCGAAGCGCGCTGGCATCCTGAGTCCCGCACCTGGCGCGTGCCCCTGGAGCGCCTGGACGCGCTGCTGTCTGTCTTTGGCGACAGCGCCGCGGTTGCGCCGGAAGTCGTCATGGCCGCCGAAGCAGAGCAACAGGAAGTAGTCGAGCCGCGCCGGCCCGCCACGCCGGAACAGCGGCTGCAATTCTTCATGGATACGCTGGTGTGGGCCGGCGTCTCCCTGCGCGTCGAAGGCCCACGCGTCCAAGGCTCCGGCGGTTGCTGGACGCCCATCCTGCAAGCGGAAATCGACAAGCGCGCCGCCCAGTTGCGCCGGCTGCTCGAAGGCGGCTGGCAGGCCCCGCAGGCCGCCCCGCCGCCCGCCGCCGCGCCGGAACCGGCCAGCTACGACCTGATCACGCACCTGGATCGTGTCATCGCCAAAGGCGAACAAAACGCCCGCATCGCCGCAGAGAAAGAGGCCGGTTACAAGGAAGCTGCCCGGCGCAAGCGGTTCGATACCATGCGGCAGGCGAGCCTGTTGGAGGTGGAGGCGTAATGGCAGGCAACACGAAATGCTACCGCGTGACGGTAGGCGAGGACGGCGCGCTGGTGGCGACGATGGTCGATTTTTCGCCGCGCTTTGCCGACAACCTCGACAACGCGCTGATGCGGCTGCGCCAGCGTGACATCCTCCAGCCGCCGCACGTGAAGTTTGGCGACTGGCCGGCGCTGCTTGAGGCGTGGGCAGCGGGGCGGGGGGCATAAATGGGCATCAGCGAACGCGAGTATCAAGAATGGCTGCGCCGCAACGACCAGCTGCACGTGCGCGACGATGGCCGTCCGCGCGGCCCGGCGCACCAGCCGCACGCCGCCTACCGGCTGACCGAGGCTGCGCACCCCGCGCCCACCGAACACGAGGAGCAGGTGGCGCTGTTTGAGTGGGCGGATGCGCAGGTGATTGCGCTGCCAGAATTGATGACGCTCTTTGCCATTCCCAACGGCGGCGCAAGACATCCCGCCGTCGCCGCGCAGATGAAAGCCGAAGGTCTGCGCGCCGGTGTGCCTGACATCTTCCTGCCGGCCATGCGCCGCGGTGAGGACGGGCGCACCTGGGGGGGCTTGTTTGTCGAGATGAAGCGCGCCGACAAATCCAATGGCCCCACGCCTGAGCAGCGCGAATGGATCGCCGCCCTGCGCGAGAGCGGCTATATGTGCGTCGTAGCCTACGGCGCCGACGAAGCTATTCAAACCATCACCCATTATCTGAGCCTGGAAGGAGGCTACGCATGAACGAACTGATCCTCACCGCCGCCGGATTCGCCGCCGGAGCGGCCCTGACCGCCGTCGTGGCGGCGGCCCGCCTGCGCCAACTGAGCGCCGTGCGCGACGCCTGGGGCCGCAACTGGCGCGTCGAGTGTCGCCGCCACGACGCGACCCTGCGCGACCTGCGCCAGTTGCAGGACCGCGAGGCGCTGGCCGCCGCCAACATCCTGCAACTGTCGCACGCCCTGCAGGACGCCACGGCGCAGGCTGCGCAGGCCAGGGGCGCAGGCGCACCCGTCGCTCTGGGCGCTGATCCGCAGGCGACGCTGGCGCGGTTCAGCCGCAACTAGCCCATGCACGCAGCGCCCCCACGCCGCCGCCGAAGCGTAGCCAGGCGGGAGCCGCTCGAACCGGAGGTTGCCTACCGCGGCCTGGTGGCCGCCACCATCCTGCGGGCGCTGCGTGACCTGCGCCTCCCCGCCTGGCGCTACGATGCGCAATGGTGGCTGGCGGGAGAGGGCAGGGAGTGGGGGGAGTTGATCGATGTCGATGTGGCATTGCTTGCAGCAAGATACGGACGAAAGGACAAGAGACATGGCAACCGAAAAGACATTTGACCGGGCGGACTTGTTGCGGTTCTTCCACGAAACGGAAGACGCCGCCCTGGTGGGCAAGTTCGCCGTCATCTACCCGCCTACGCCGCAACAACTGGCCTTCGACCAGGACGCAACGCAGGGCGAAACCACCCGCTACGGCGTAGCCGCCGAAACCGTGGCCCTCTACTGCGAACGCTACAGTTTCAGCGTCGTTCTCCACTCCGTCAACATCCCCCATGCCGGACGGGCCGCGCTGCCCAAGCATCACCCGCTGCGCGACCTTGCCGAGACCCGCCGCACATTCACCCGCTACGGCGGTACGTCAGCGCAGCTTGTGCGCTGGGCCGCCGAGCTCGCCGACGAATGGAAGGCCGAGGTGCAGTATGCGCTGCCTGAAAGCGCCATCGACCTGCGCAGGCGCAGGGACGATCCAGGCGGCGCAGACGACCGCGCGCCGACCGGCGAAACGATTGACGACGTGCTGGCGCAGCACGGCGGGGATGAGGACGAAAGCGAGGCGACGGAATGACAGTACCCGTAACACTTGTTACACGCGATGCGACACTGGACGATCTCGCCCTAACCGACTATCGGGATATGGTGCAGGAGCTGCGCGGCAGCCTGTCCCTGGAAAAGCTCATTGCTGAGATCGGCAGCCAGTACAGCAAACCGCTATGGGCCAAGGTCGAGAAGGGAGAGGTCGCTCCCAACCGTAACCAACGTAACGAATTGCGGCGCTACTACAAAATGCCCCTGCTGCCGCCCACAGTAGCCGAAGCGACCGCAGCCGCTTCGCCAGACGCCGCGGTCTGGCAGGTCGGCGCAGGCCCAGCGGAGCATGTAATCATGGTTACGACCGTGCGCCCCATTACCCTGCACGTCAACGGCGCTGTGAGTGTCGTGAGCGAAGCGCCGGAGAGCCGCCAAAACGCCCATGTAACCGAGGTTACACGCCCGCCAGCGGCCCGCAGGCACTACGCCCGCCCAACAGCGACAGAGACGCAACAGAGACGGCGTGAGGCGCTTGGCGCAAACTGGCGGGCTGTCATTGATGCAGGGCTGGCGGCGTTGGAGCGGGAACAGGCGGTGCGACCATGACAACCCCCTGGCGGCACGGCGACGCCCTGTTCGCCAACCCCAAGCGCAAGCCCGCCACACCGTCAGACTGGCGGCCACCTACCGCCCTGCCCTTCGTGCGCGTCGGGCGCGGCGAACTGACCTGCGTAAGCTGCGGCGAAACCTTTGGCGCTTCCAGGCCGGTCACTGGCGAGGCGACGTTCTGCTGGCGTTGCGGCGGCAAGGATGGTGTGCCGACCGTGAGCTACCTGCGCGAGGGCGAATACGAGGAGGCGCGCTGATGCCAACGCAGACACATTATTTCCAGGCAGACGTGATCCGGGCCGCGCAGAGCGACGGCAGCCTGACCGGCCTCTACTGGTTCGTCGAGGCCGAATACCCCAAGCGCCTCGTGCCGCCCGGCGTCAAGCGCCGCCAGCCGGCCATGTGGCCCATGGGCTTCATCCCCTGCATCCCAGCCGGCCCAGATGCCGAAGAACAGCAGGCGTGGGCCGAACTGCTGGCGGGCCTGTTCGAGGCTGGCAACAAGGGCCGGGGCATTGCCTTTAAGCCCACGCTGACCACCACCGGCTTGCTGGCGGGCCTGAGTTGGTACGAGTGGGGCGAGCCTGTCGGCTGCGAAGTGGACTACATCTGTCCCACGTGCGGGCAGGTGCAGACGGTCCCCGTAGGCGTCAGGCCCCGGTGCGAGTGCTATGAGTGGTAGTTAACGCGGCAGGTGCGGACAGGCGTAGAAAGCGCCCACCCGCACCCTGAACCAAACTCGGCGGTGTGCGCGCAGAGCCCGGCCTGGCAACAGTCTATCAGGCCCGCAGCGCACCCGCCAACCAGCGGGTGTTTTTGTTGGGAAAGGGAGGCAATTATGCAAAAGCCGTGCGCGAGGAGTGGTTGGAGGAGTGGTAGAGCATGGCCAAAATCCGCCCGCTGACCGCCGACCAAATCGAGCGCCTCGCAGAGCGCCAAACCGATGCGCTCCAGGCGCCGCCGCGCACCGTTGGCAGCGTCCTGGTCAGCCTGCTCGTGGCCGGCGTCGGCGGCGTGGCCGTGGCCGCGTTCGTGTTCCTGGTCCTGTCCAGCTTAGGAGCGCCCGGCTACGTCCTTCTGGAGTGGTCCGGGCGCGCCGGGCTGGGAGCCGCCTGTCTGTACCTCGCCGCCTGGTCGCTGCCGCTGGGCAAGGCCGCCAGCCTGCGCTGGTGGATGGAGGCGCGGCGCGAGGTGCATGAACACGAGTTCCGCAAGTTGGAGGCGTACAGGGAGATTGTGGCCCTGAAAGCCGCCCACGCAGCGGAGGTCGCAGACCTGCGGGCGGCGCTGGCGGAACTGCGCGGCACAAACAAGGTGCTGCGCTCAGAGAAGAAGATCATCACTGAGCGGCAGCAGAACCCTCGCTGGACCCCGCGCAGCAAGGTCGATCCGGAGACGCGCAAGAACGCCGAAACGATTTTGCAGCACTGGTTCACCACCTTGCGCACCGACGCCAAGGGCAGCGAGCGCGGCGAGTGGTGGAGCCGTCCCAAGGCGACGTCAGCGGGGTGGACCAAGGCCCAGCATGAAGACGCCGCGCAGTTGCTGGAAGACGCCGAACTGACCGGGCAAAACGGCCTGTTGCCGTTCGTTCTGCCCGACGTGCGCAGCCTCGCCGATGCCCTGCACCGTCTCGACGCCTACTGCAACGAGGCGCAGCAAGAGCCGGCCATGCCGGGCCAAAGCATAAGTTATGTCGAACTGGATGAAGCGTAAAAACACTTGCCACTTGTCCGGCAAGTGGGCAAGTCCAGAGGTAGCAAGTCGCACAAGCGCAACGTGGGGCAGTGGGGGGGGGGTATGGACGCACAGACAATCGCAATCACAATCGACCTGGTTGGTTGGGGCCTGTGGGCGTTCCTGACCCGCCAGTTGACCGCCGATGAGGCGGAGGCGTGGATCACGGTGGACTACTACATCAGCACCCTCCTGTTGGCGCTGTCCACCCTCTGCACCGTCGCCGGCGCGTTCCTCTCGCAGCCGGAGGCGTTCGCCAGCATCGCCGTGCCCGCCGCGCTGCTGGCGCTGGCCGCCCTCATCATCCGCAACCTGCGCGGCGGCGCACGCACGCTCAGGATGCAGTACACGTCCGACGCCCAAGCAGCGCCCCGGCCCAAGCCCGCCGCCAAGCCCGCCAAGCCCGCCAGGCCCGCAGGTGACGGCTGGCAGACCATGACCGCGCCCCCGCCCGCCAGCGGTTCGGCGCGCCGCCCGGCCCCCGCGCAGTCGCAGCAGGGAACCATCTTTGACGACCCGCTTATCAGGGACATCGAGTCCCGGAGGATGACCGCATGAACCCATTTCGCCGTGAAGAGTACGAAGAACGCCAGTACCCCGTCAGTGGCCGCAACCTGCGCGGCTACAAAGGCGCGTTCGAGCGCGCCGGCTTCCCAGCGCAGGTCACGCCGGGGAACGCACCCGGCCTCTACATCATCGTCGTCACCCTGCCGGCGTCCATGCCGCAGGAGATCGACCCCTACCAGTTGCCGCCGCGCCGCCGTGCGTGGGGGCGATGGGACGCCGCCGCGGTCCTGCGGGGCGTCGCCTACGCCGCCATCGCCTTCGCCGTGACCTGGACCGCCTGGCAGATGTTCGCCCCAGCCGCCGCCCCAACGCTGGCAGGCGTGCCGGTGGAGGTCGGCGGCATGGCGCTCGACGGGGCCGCAGACGGGGCGCAGGACGGCGGTTGGCTCCAATCCATCCGCTGGCCCTGGCAGGATGCGCAGGACAGCGCACAGGAGACGGCAGGCGCAGTGCAGGACGCCGCCGGCGCGGTCATGGCAGCGGCGACGGCTGCCATGTGGGTGTTTGGGTTTGTGGCAGTCCTGGGGGCGTTGTGGTTCGTGCGTGGCATTTTCAATCGGAGGTGACTGTGAGCTTCATTGAGGCGTTTGTACGCGCCCTGATATTCGGCGCGGCTGGGTTCGTTTCCGTGTGGATTATCGGGACGGTCGCTGAGACGACGCAGGTCATGCAACTTGCCAGCATCAGCGCCGAGACGACGCAAACCCTGTTCATCCAGCAACAGGAGACGATCCGCTTTCTGGCGCAGGTCAACGGCGAAACCACCCGCGCCGCCTTGTCCGCGCAGACGAGCCAGGTCTGGGCGCGCGAAGCAGGCGACGCGGTCCGCACCGTCGCCGCTTTGCTGGCCGCCGCCGTCGTCGCCTCCGTGCTGGGCTGGCAGGGGTTCAAAACCGCCCGCCACTGGCTGACCGAGCGCAACCGGGAGCGCGCCATCCTGCTCATGTTCGGGCGCGAGTTGCTCCCCGACGCTGACCCGCGCAGCATCCGCGTGGAGCGCGTCGAGGGCCGCCTTATGCTGCGCGACTACGCCACGCGCCGGCAGTGGGGCGTGCCAGCGGCGCAAGCGGCGCTGGCCGAGCGGGGGCTGCTGACCGTCGTTACAGAGTAGCTTTTAAGCCTCGGCCTCATAGGCTGGGGCATCTTCACTCTTGCATCGTCCTATGCCCCAGCCATGCACCGGAACATTGATGCTAATCAGTCAAGACTTGTATTTCGTACAATAATAGCCGAAGGCCGGCAATACCAAGTAGCGCACTAAATAGCTATGCGGCCGAGACCAGTGTTTCAGTCTCAGTTCTTGAATATTGCAATCAGCTTGCCGGTGACCTCTTGCAGCTTAAGCTGTGTCACTGTACCGGCTACGCGAGTAATAAGAGCACTATCCGCAGTAAACAGGTGATTAGGACGTATGAACGACGGGTGCGGGAGACCTCCGCTGCTGAAGTCATGGCCATTAAGCGGAACACTGTACTCGTCGTTCCGCTTCACTGTTGTAATCTGGCATAGAATCAAGTCGTCGCCAATTAGAGAAGCAACGACCAAAGCGGGGCGGCTCTTGGTAGATGTGAGATCAGAGAACGGAAAAGGAAGAACTACAACTTGGCCCTTTACAAATCTGCCCATGCTTCATTATCTTCAGGGGAGTTCCAGTCTCGGCTAAGGACAGCTTCACTCAGTATCATGCTAATGTAAGATGAATCGAGAAGTTCCATCTGAGTCGCTAAAGGCAAGCTATGCTCTGGTAGCTGAATGCCTGCTTGAGTCCAGTTATAGTTAGCTGCATTTGCAGGGGTTCGTACAGTAAAAGTGTTACTTGCAACCCATGAAACGCCCACCATAGGACTAGTACTTACCTGCATGAAAGGCCCCAAGGCCATAATCATAGATTCTTGTACTACAGTTGAATATCCTAATTTTTGAGTTGAGTAACTTGCTTTTGGCATAGTAATCCTCACTTCAAGTTCAATTTTTTGCTAGCGCAGTGTTCTCCTGGAAAATCCACTTTTGTGATTTAGGCGTTACATTAAGCTGGATATTCATGTCCGGCAAACGTACTGCTCGAATTTCACCCTTTTGGCGAAAGTGACTATAACTCCTTCGACTCTCAACTGCAGCAAAAAGGACAGTAAAGTCCACTGGAACAACCGAGTAAACATTGATTTGCTGCAATACTTGGTTCAAAACCTGTTGCATAACTGACGGCGGCAAATTTGATGGTATATTTATAAAGTTAGTCGTTGCAAGAGCATCAGCAGCGGCTGGATTTGTGGACACGATCTCCATCGGATCGAATGGCTCCGAACATTGCATTTCATCCGACAAGGCTTGCCAAACACGCCAGATTAAATCCTGTAAATCGTCTGAAGGTGCCTCAACTGCAAGACGCAATCCCTTTGCCTCTTTAAAGCCGACAGAGTAGCCATGATGGTAATAAGAACGGTTTAGTGATTCAGCAATTGTGCGAGCTTCCTCCCTATCATCCGTATGCAATGTCAGTAATCTCTCGCTTAATGAAAGCATTAACTGAGAACTGCGCTTCGCGTTTCCGATCGCAAGCGCGCCGACGTCTTTGCACAAGAGTTCAAATGCTTTTTCGAGTTGCTCCTCACCAGCTAAACCGACGTTCTCTTTGACAAAGTTCAAGTAATGAACCAAATCTTCCGCGCCGAACTGACTAATTTGTTGCGCTTGACCATCTTCGGAACGCCGTGCAGATGTCAACTGGGGGTCCACTGGTCCCAGACTGGCATAGGGATGCATAACGATCTTATCTGCCCCAAGTGCCAGTAATGTTGCTGCACTATAAGCTGAGTACGGCAATAACACGTTGTAGCGACTGAATCGCTCTCTAAGCAGACTCGCAATCCGCCACGCTACAATTGGATCGCCTCCATGACTTACAATTAACAGATCGACTTCTGTAGCATCCTTGGCAACACACGATAGTTGACGGACTACCTCAGGAATCACATCCGCCGCAATTTGACCACTTGCGTTCGTGCGAAGGCTCGTAACGAAAGTTATCAAGGGAAGTTTCCGGATTTCTTCAATTTGCCTGTACAACTCACATCTGTCTAAATAGGCCATATACTCAATTCCAAATCGCGTTGATAAGACGCTCTGTATTATCGCGCTGTTGTCAATAGACCAAATGTACGAATTGGAACAGTCTGGACTAGCAGTGGAGATGCTTACTGAAGGTAAAGTTTTTAAGCTTAGTGCCACCCGAATGAGTTGCAATTGTAACACATTTCTCACAGTGATATGTAAGCAGTCTTACGTGAATGCCTGGGTGTAGTAAAATGAGTCGGGTGGAATCTCCATTTAGGTGCAAGGTGTCTTCTTCTGGAGAAGCAAAGTGGATACACGCTGGACACTAGACTTTATTCAGCAACTTATTGCCAATCAAGTTGAAGAGAGTCTAACATTGGAGTACAAGGCTGCAAACGCACTTGTGCGCGACAGTAAGTCAAGGGACGAGATCACAAAAGATGTCTCTGCAATGGCAAATTCAGCAGGAGGAGTCATCATATATGGATTGCAAGAGAACCGCAACGGAGACTTGAGATTACCTGAGAGAATAGATGTGATTGATCAAACTGCTCTATCCAAAGAGTGGCTTGAACAGGTAATTAGCAATGTCCGCCCAAGAATCCAGGAACTCAAGATATACTCCCTCCAGGTACACCCAGGACGCGGTATATATGTCGTTGAAATTCCTCAAAGCACGACTGCGCACCAAGCCGCGGATAAAAGGTACTATAAACGTTACAACTTCCAGTCGGTTGCTATGGAGGATCATGAGGTGCGTGATGTCATGGGCCGGCAGCAACACCCAAAGATTGTACTTGAATTTAAAGTTAATAAATTCCGAAGATCCGACCGCCGTAAGTTGCCAGATGGATCGCTTATAGAAAGAGTAGACTACAAACTAATTGTAACTGCTGTAAACGAGGGAACGATTTACGCCACGTATGTCAACTGCTTTATGGATGTGCCTCTTATTTGGTATCCTCATCCTATGCAGGAAGTAGTTTCACGCTATCAGAAAACAAAAGTTAAGGATGGAGTGGAATACCTTGAATGGTCACAGAACAATACAATCAGAGACGTGATCCGTTCTACCCTTGGTGTTGGTGTTCTTGCGGGGGAAGATGAGTTAGGACCAGCCCGTTACGATCCAATCTTGCCAGGGCTGACGCACAGTTGGGAGATAGAATTGAATGAGAATTTTGAGACGGAAGTGCCGCTAGATTCGAAGATAAACTGGGTTGCGTATGCCGACAATGCACGCCCGATACGCGGTGTTATTAATCGAGAAGATATAGAGATCTGCTCTGCCTGAATATGCCCCAAGGCATGCGGGTGCTCTTTGCCAATCACCGCCTCGCCAATCTACAATAGCACAGCAAAAAGAAGAGGACACCCGCGGCTGGTAATCGACAGGTGTCCTCCGGTTCGCCATAGGCTGGCGTCTTTGTTTGTCAGCCCCAGGGTATCACACCCGAAAGCCCGCGGTCAACATGCGCAACACCCTATACTACGGGGACAATCTCGCCATTCTGCGCGAGCACATCCCCAGTGAATCGGTTGATCTCGTCTACCTCGACCCGCCCTTCAACAGCAACCGCAACTACAACGTGCTTTTCCGGCACGAAAGCGGCGGCGACAGCATGGCCCAGGTGCAGGCGTTTGACGACACCTGGCACTGGAACCAGCACACCGAGGCCACCTACCGCGAACTGACCACCCGCAGCCGCCCCGAAGTCGGCGCCATGATTGCCGCCCTGCACGAGTTCATCGGCGAAAACCAGATGATGGCCTACCTGGTGATGATGGCCGCCCGCCTGGTCGAGCTGCACCGGGTGTTGAAGCCGACCGGCAGCCTATACCTGCACTGCGATCCGACAGCAAGTCACTACTTGAAGATTCTGCTCGATACGGTATTTGGGGTACAGAACTATCGTAACGAGGTTGTTTGGAAGCGCACAAACGCACACAATGATGCCGCACGGAAGTTTCCAGACGTTAGCGACAGTATTTTCTTCTACTCCAAGTCAGGCGTCTATACTTTCAACGTCCAGCACTTGCCATACTCTGAGCAGCATATCGCAAACAGCTATCGCAACGTTGACGCAGAGGGGCGGCGCTATGCTTCTCGCGACCTACGCAGCCCTAACCCAAGGCCAAACCTGACCTATGATTACAAGGGGTACAAGCCACATCAAAATGGTTGGTCAATATCGCGAGAGTTAATGGAGAAGTACGACCGAGACGGGCGGCTAATTTTCCCTTCCAGCACAGAAGGCCGCATACGCCTAAAGGTCTATCTCGACGAAATGCCCGGCGTGCCTGCTAGCAATGTATGGGAGGATATTCCCCCCATTCAAGCCTCTGCCGGCGAACGCCTCGGCTACCCCACGCAAAAGCCCGTGGCCCTCCTGGAGCGCATCATCAGCGCCAGCAGCAACCCCGGCGATGTCGTGCTTGACCCGTTCTGCGGCTGCGGCACAACCGTCGCCGCTGCGCAGAAGCTGGGCCGCACCTGGTTGGGGATCGACATCACCCACCTCGCCATTGCGCTGCAAAAGTACCGGCTGAAAGCCGCCTTCGGTCTGCTCGACCGCAAAGACTACGATGTGATAGGCGAGCCAGCTGACCTGGCCGGCGCGCATCAACTCGCCAGCGAGGACCGCTACCAGTTCCAGTGGTGGGCGCTTTCGCTCATCCAGGCCCAGCCGTTGGGGGGCGACGGCGAGAGCAAGCGCGGCAAGAAGGGCGCAGACGGCGGCATAGACGGCGTGATCGCCTTTATCGACGACGCCAGCGGCAAGCCCAAGCGCGTGATCGTCCAGGTCAAGAGCGGGCACGTCAGCAGCGCCACCGTGCGCGACCTGCGCGGCGTGGTCGAGCGCGAGAAAGCCGCCATCGGCGTGCTGATCACCCTGGAGCCTCCAACCGCACCGATGGTCACCGAGGCAGCCCGCGCCGGCGTCTACCAATCGTTCCACTGGGGCGAGTTCCCGCGACTGCAAATCCTCACCGTCGAGAACCTGCTGAATGGCCGGCAACGCCTGCTAATGCCGCCGCAAGGCCAGACTGCCGTCACGTTCAAACAGGCGCAGCGGGAGGAAGGCGAGAAGCCGGCGCAGCCGGGATTGGGGTTGGAATGAGCGGCTGGGAGTGGTTGGCAGGAGGGATTGTTGTTGGCGTCGTGCTCGGGGGCGTAGTAGGTTATCTGGTGGGCAATGAAGTCGCCTGGAGACAGAGACCGGCGCGCCACGCAAAGCAAGTCGCTGAGTTGCATGCAGCAATCGCAGACCTGAACCGACAACTCATTGCGGCCCAGGATGAATCTGCAATAAATCGGCAACTTTGGATGCATGTCTCCAATGAGGCCACTGGAGCCGCCCAAATCCTTTTTGACAACCTCGCTGCGGTCACGTCTGCAATCGGGGATACGCCTCAGTACCAGGAGCTAGTGAGGTGGGCCGCGTCGAGAACGCGCTACGGGGTAAAGTAGCAGGAGTAACGTCCGCTACCCCTACCACTCCGTCCACCCAAACCAAAGCATCCCCGCGCGCAGCAGGAGCCGGGCCGCATACGCGAACGGCACAGCCAGCAGCAGCGTCCCGGCCACCAGCAGCAGGCGCAGCGCCAGCGCGATCTCAGCGCGCGGGATGACCGGAGCAGGCCCCGCAGATATTGCGAGCAGCCCGAAATAGAAAACCATGACAAACAGCCCGCCAGCGCCCGCCAGCAGCCAGGGAAAGCGCAGGCCGAGCCACCAGGCATACATGGTGATCATCCCGAAAGCGAGAAACATTACGCTGGCGAGAGTGGCGGACTCGAACGCCAAGGCGCTTGTGTGCATTACATCCTCCCGGCCAGGGCATTGATCAGCAGCGTCAGCAGCCCGCTGGCAGTAAGCAGCCCCAGCCCCATCATTACAGCCTGTCGCGTCGTGATCGTCAAGGAGCGCGACCCGGCCACGTTAGCCGCCGCCGTCGTCGCCTCCTCCAGCCGGCCCAGGTAATCCGGATCGACCTGCAATCCATAATCGCCGTCGCCGCTGTCGGCGTTCCGAAACGCCGCCACAATGTCGTCACTGTGCCCATTTTGCAGCGACTCGTAAAACGCCATCGGCAGCTTCCAGGCATCCGCGTCCGGCAGATTGATATTGCTGTGGATGGCATAGCGCACACCGTGTCGCACCGCATAGGACGCCAGTGCGCCCGACAGGCACGAATTGAAAAACAGCAACTTCGTGTGCTTTAGCCGCGCCACCTGCGCCACATCCTCCGGCGTGAGGATGACGCCGTTGGACAGGTGCACCCCCTCCGGCCCCGAATGAGCCGCGTAGTGTATGCCCTGAAAGGCCGTGTCCCGCGCGCACTGGTACAAATCCGCCGGCGTCACCACGCCATGCAGCACCGACATGTGGTGCTGCCGCTGGATCTGCCTGACCTCCGGTATCGTGTTCAAATCCTGGTCAGGGGCAACGACCAGCACGCGCATTCGCCGCTCGCAATCTAACTCACGCCTGCCAGGTTCACCACCCGATAGACGTACTCCGCCGTCACCGCCTCGCCGCCGCCGTACTCCGCCGTCACCGTCACCCGGCGACGCTCATACGGGTTCGCCTCCGCCAGCAGAGCATTGTCCGCCGGCGTCAGCGTGATCTCGACCGTGCTCCCCGGCGTCGGGATCGCCGTATCCCCGCGCACCACCTGCCCGCTCCCGGCGTCGTCGATGCGATACGCAGCCGAGGAAGGGGCCTGTGCGGCCCCCGCCTTGTCGCGAAACGTCACAGACAGATAGGCCGTGCTCCGCTCGTTGACCTGCTCCAGTTCAGCCATTATTCCACCAAGAACGGCACATCATCAGGCCGCCGCTCTAGCCTCTCAAACAGTGGGTGGCCGCAGCACTCGCAGCGAGGAATCCAAGCCGGCGGATTCTCGTGGAAGGCGGTGTGTTGGCTGTTACTCTTGAATACCATAAGATTCTCCGGTCGATTGTCGTCAGTTTTGCCGTTAACGTGGTGGACAACTTCCTTGCCTGCCAACGGTCTGCCGAGCACCTCAGATGCGACTAGCCGATGTTCTGGCACCCAGCCGCCGCCGTTCGCGTTAGGGTGTCGAGGCATCCAGACGAAGATATACTCCTTGCCCGAACTACTGCGGCCCTTCTTGCGCCGCTTGAACTCCCTGTCTCCGGCTTGTGGCGTTTTACGGTTGACGGTAATACCCCATCGCTTCAGATGTGCCGCAACCGTGCTAGACGTGCATCCAACCATCGCTGCGATTTCCTCTGAGCTTTTACGCTTCACGACCCGCTGTTCATACAGCCAGTCGTGATCGTAAAGCTCCTCAAACTGCCGAACGTAGCCGCCGCGTGCCACTGTTTTGTTCACCGGAATGCCATGGTGTCGCAGTGCCTTCGTTACAGTTCCAGAAGTACAACCAAGCATTACAGCGATCTCGTCTCGTGTTCTGCCCAGCGCGACGTGCTGCTCATGCAACCATTCACGATCATTCAGCTTGTCAATGTCGAAGCTGGGCAGCTTCTCGTGTCGAATCTTCTGCGCATCCGACAGAGTTCTTCGCTCAATGCCGAAACTCTTGGCCGCCCGATGCACTGAGGTCAGCGATACGCCCAGCATTTCAGCGATTGCCTGGAGGGACATGTTCTCGTCTACATACTTGCGATGCAGCCATTCCCGATCACGAAGTTGGGGGTTACGTTTCTGTGGCATCATTCCTCCTTAAGTTATCGAACCGATAGAGGAATGATACCATGAAACGTAAAGTTACTCAACTTAGTGATATACTCAAATCTACTGTCCACGTCTGCCCGGCGGCTTTTGATCCCTGGGCCGAAACCTTCCGGTTGAGGTTCTTGCCCGTGTCCGAGCTTGCATTGACCACCGTGAACTCCTGCCAGGCGAAATTCGCCACGCCCGACCCGAACACCGACCGGAACGTCACCGTCTGGTTGGTGCGGCTGGGATAGCCCGTCTCCATCCCCGCATACGCCTTGTTTGACGCAGCTTGCAGCGCCGTCTGCGTTGCGCCCTCCGCCGTGGTGCTGTCCCCCACGCCGATGCGTGCGTTGGCGTTGGAGAAAGCCGTGGGCGCGCCCAGCCCGCACAGCAGGTCGAGCAGTTCCCCGATCCCCTCGTTGAGCAGCAGATTGCCCTCAACCAGCGACTCCGCCGGCAGCGCCTGCCCATCTGCGCCCACCACCTCCGCCGCCTCGCCACGCTCAAACGCCGCCTGGTCAGCATAGCGCCGGATCAACCACTGCGTGCGATAGCTCAATTGTTCCTTGATCACCTTCCACCTCCTGATAGTTCAAACCCGATAGATCGCACCGTCCAGGCCCATGCCACCGAGCGCACGGCCCAGCCGAACACCACCCGCCGGCGCGCGAGCGTGAAGATCACCTTCACGATTCGCACCAGCGAGTCAAACGAAACCGCCACATCCACGCCGCTGCCCGCGTCCAGCACAGCCAGCGCCGCCCGCACCTCTCCCAGCACATCCAGCGCCTGGCCAAGGTCCGCCACCGGCACATTGACCGCAATGCTCCCAACCGCATCAGCGCCCGCCGCCGCGTCAGCAACCGCCAGCAGCGCCGCCGTCAGCAGCCCGTCCGCGCCCGTCCCGCTGTCCGAGAGCGTCAGCGCCACCTGCACCCCGATGCCGTCCGCGCCCACGCCCTCGTCGAGTACGGCCAGCGGCGCGACTTGGACGCCAACCAGGTCAGCCCCAACGCCCGCATCGAGGATCGCCTTCAGCGCCTCCAAGCTCAGCGCCACCAGGTCAGCAGCCGCACCGGCGTCGCTGACCGTCAGCGTTACGGCCACAGCATAGGAGTCAACTCCCACGCCGCTGTCCAGCACCTGGAGCGTCACGCCTGGCGGGAGCACAGCGTCCACGCCTGCGCCGGCGTCAAGGATCTGTTTCAGCGCCTCGGTCAGCAGGCTCAGCGCCTCGTCTCCGCTGCCGGCGTCTGCGACGCTTACCGAGGCCGCCAGCGAAAGCGTTTCCCCGCCTGCGCCCGCATCGGCCAGCGCAAACGTCACCGTGACGCTGCCCAGGCTGTCGAGCGCCGCACCCGCATCGGCAATGGCGATGAGCACCAACCGCAGGATGCTGTCAGCCCCGGCCCCGGCATCCATCAGCGAGAGCGTCACGCTGACCGCCTGGTCGTCTTCGCCCGCGCCGGAGTCTGTCACGCTCAGCGATGCGGCCATGTTGCCCGGCTCGTCCGCGCCCGCGCCTGCATCGCTCACGCCTAGCAGCGCCGCTACGCCCGTCAGGAGGTCAATCCCGGCTCCGCTGTCGGTCTGAGACAGCAGCGCCGCCACCTGTGCCAGCGCGTCAGAGCCACTCCCTGAATCCGCCGCCGCTATGCCGACCAGCAGAGCCAAGACGTCCGACGCCGACCCCGACTCTGCCAACCCCAAGGCAGTGAACAATGCACCAAGCGCGTCCGTCCCGGCCCCGCTGTCGCTCAACCCCAGCGCCGCCCGCAACTGGGCCAGCGCATCCGTCCCCACACCGCTGTCAGTCGTTGCCAGCGCAGCCGACCGCGCCCCAAACCCATCCGCTCCAGCCCCGCTGTCACTCAACCCCAGCGCAACCCGCAACTGCGCCAGCGCGTCCGTTCCGCTGCCGCTGTCCGTGACCGTCTTGGTCGTCCCCCCAAAACTCGGCCCCGTCTCCCACGTCGGCGATCCCACTGCCGTCAGGTGGCGGGCGTTGCCGCTGATGTCGTTAGCGTCCGACACCAACGGCCAGTTGGCCCACAGGTTGGAGGTGCGCACCACTGTCGCGCTTGCCTGCTCGGCAGCGATCTCGCTTTGCGACAACACTGCCTGCCAAGCGCGCGCCCGTTCTATGCGGCCATTGAGCCAGCTTGTCCCGCCATTGCCGCCGAACAGCAGAAAAGCAGGCGATAGGGCAGAGTTCCAACTGAAACTCGCATCCAGCGCACCATTTACGTACAGCTCATAATCGCCGCCGCCCTTGTTGACATAGCCAATGTGATACCACGTCCCCACGCTCAGGTTTGACCCCGTGTCGCCCGAAAACTGGTTCTCGATGCCGACGCTTGTGCCGTCCGCCGCCAGGAACACATCGTCCCAGCCCGTGGCGTCGGCGTTGAACAGGATCATCGGCGCACCCGTGGCGTTGCGGTCCACGCTGATATACATCCAAAAACAGATGGTCAGCGGCGAACTGGACGGCGCCGGCGCGACATAGAGATATTCGCCTGAGGTGTCAATGCGAACGGCCATAGCCTACTGCGCCGCCTCCATGACCTGCTGTGCCAGCGCCGTCACGCTCACGCCGAGCTCGCTCTGAATCCGGGCCTCCATCGGCCACGGCCACAACGGCTCGCCGGTCAGCGTCCTGTCCACATAGCGTCGGTCCAACACGGGCGCACCCGCCTTCACAGCCAGCGCCGCACCCATCGTGTTGTGCATCTGCCCGTTGCCCTGCTGCTGCTCCGCATAAGTCAGGTACGCGCCGTTGCCGAACGCGCTGTAGCGTTCCAGCGTGTTGCCGCCCACAGCGCCTGCCGCAAACGGTCTTGCCGCCAGGATTCCGATGCCTACGTTGCCCGCCGCCAGCACGTCGCGGAACACGTTGTTCTGCATCGTGCCCTGGCCCCACAGCAGGACGCCCACGCGCTGGCCTGCCCACTCCCACTGCGTCACAATGTCGCAGTTTGTCGGCCCTGGTCGCTGCGCAGGCTGCGCCAGCCCCGTGCCATAGGTCGAGATGGCCCCATCCAGTTCGCGCCCGCTCAGCAGCGCCATGCTGCCTAAGACTGCGTTGTTGCTGGCCACCGCCGTGTCGCCGTTCGCCTGCACCATGATGCCCGCCGTAGGCGCAAGCCCGTAGGAGATGACATTCTCCAGCGTGTTGTTCGACGTGTTGTAGACGCCAAAGCCATAGCCGTGCGGCCACTGCACCCCGCAGAACTTGCGCCCATCCCAGCGCCCGTACATGGCAAACGCCCGGCGGATGGTGTTGCCGGAGCCGCCGATCATGTTGAACATGTAGCGGCCCGTTCCTGCGGCCACCGCATCCTCAATCAGGTTGTTGCTGCCGATGACCCAGACCACCACCGTGTTGTCATCCACGTCGGCGTTGTAGGCGCTCACGCGGCGCAGCACGTTGTTGGACCCGTAGACCAGGATGGCCGCCTGCGAACCGTTGCGCGCAACGATTCCCTCAATCTGGTAGTAGTTCCCGATGGGACCGGGCCAGTATTCGCCTAGCTTGACCGGCACGCGCACGCCCTGGCCGTCGATAATCGCCTTGCCGTCGTTGAGCGCCCGCACGGTGATGGGCTTGCCGGGGAGTCCGTTGCGCGTGCTCGGCCAAAGTGACTCGTAGTACGTTCCGTCCAGCAGGCACAGCACGTCACCTGGTTGGAGCGTCTGCCACGCGCGGGCAAAGGTGCGCCAGGGGGCAGTCTGAGATGCACCCGTTGCCGCGTCTGACCCCGAAGGCGAGAGATAGCGAGTGCAGCCAGCCACGCCAGCTGGCGTGGCGCTTGGCGTCGTCTGCGGCGTGGGCGGCGGCGCAGCGGTAGGCGGCGGCGGCGTTGGGGATGCGACGCGGGTGGGTGTTGGCGTCCATGTGCTAGTTGGCCCTGTTGTGACGGTGGGCGTCGAAGTCGGAGCGTAGGGAGTCGTAGTAGGCGGCGGCGTTCTCGTCGCCGCTGTTGCGACGCTCGTTGGCGATGGCGTTGAGGACGGCGGCAATGGCGTCGCTGTAGCCGTCATCGTAGCCGCGCTTGTAGTCTGCGCTGGCGTTATTGTCGGTGTTGCTGTCCATGTTGGCTGTCCCCCTCCCAGGGTGTACGCAATCCGCACGATGGGCGGTTCGGCCCCCTCGCGGCTGCTGAAGTACTTCCCGCTGTGATACTGGCCGGCAGCCGTGTAAAGCGCCATGCTGCTCCAGTTGCGCCCATCTCCTAAGGCCCGCTTGACAATCTCCGTCACATCGAAGGAGTAGAGGATGCCTGGGTTGCAGTACCAGTAGGGCGTCGGCGAACAGTCGCCGGGCAGCGGCATGACCCGCGTGCGCCCCACGTTCTCGGCGGGCAGCGGCGCATTGTCCCAGGTAATGGTAGTCTCCTGCCACGGCTGCTCCACCTCGTACACCTGCATGACGGTGATTCCGGTCCCGCCGTTCGTGTTGATGGAGCCGTCCGAGTTGTAGCCGGGGTTGTAACCGGCGTTGCCGAACTGGCGCATCTCGACCGTAGCGGACACGACCTGTGCGCCGGCGGGCAGGCTGGACAGTGACCACGCCGCATAATACTTGGAATAGCAGGGCCAATCAGCCGTGTCCCACTGGTTTTGAATGTTTACGTAGGGGGACGCACCCAAGGGCCGCAACACCCCGCCCAGGTAGCCCAGATTTTCAGTGCCCCACCGCTCGAAGAAGGACGTGCTGCGCCCGCCGCTGGGATCATCGTCGCCGCCGCAGTCCGTCCCGCCGCCCAGCATCGCATCCGCCGTCAGCAGCGTGCGCACCGTTTGCGCACCCGCCGCCGTGCGCCCCGCGTAGTCCGGCAGGCCCCAGCGCAGTGCCCCTGCCCAACCGTCGCCATAGGCCGACGCGGACAGGTCCCACACGTCCCCGGCAGCCGGACGCCCGCCCACCTCCGACCAGGGGATCGCCCGGTAAGCCGACCAGCCGCGGCAACTGCCCGGTGTCCCGCCGCAGCGGTCGCCAAACTCCCATCCCGGCGTGCTGCGATACGTCACCGGAAGGCTGCGCCCATTGATGGACATTACCACCTGTCCCGCCGCCTCCGGGCGCATCACCTGGATGTAGGCCAGCATGTGCGTGCTCGCACCTACCAATCGCACCTGCACATAATCCCCATCCGGCGACACGTCCCCGAACCAGAGGATTGCCCACTGGTTGGCGTCCAAGGCGGGGTCCCCCGGCGCAACGTCCATCAGCGGCGCGTTGGTGCGCAGGCCCGTAACCGGCGTTACAGGGGTTGCCGTGGGCGATGGCGTGACCGTGGCCGGCGCGCTGGTTGGCGTAGCGGTCGCCGTCGCCGTGTTTGTCGGGCGCGGGGTGACGGTCGCCGTCGCTGTAGGCTGCACGGTGTTGGTCGCCGTGCTGGTAGGCTGCGGGGTGACGGTCGCCGTGTTCGTTGGCAGTGGCGTGGCCGTGGCCGTGGCCGTGTTGGTCGCCGTCGCCTGCGGCACACAGCGCGCATCGAACGCCCCGTCAGGTGAGACCATGACCTCACAGTCATAGCCGCCCGCGTCCTGCGCAGCCGCGGCCTGCCACATGCCGAGCGCCACAAGCGCCGCTGCGACGAGGAACACAATGAGGTACAGCCAGTATCGCCTATTCACGCCCAGCCTCCTGGCCTGCCTGTTGCGTCTGCTGCAACTGTTGCAGCGCGCCCACCGCCCCCTGCACGCGCAGCAACTCCTGCTCTTGCTCCTGGATGCGCGCCTTGCGCTGCACAATCTCCGCCGCCAGCGACTCCGCCGTGCGCTCGCGGCCAATCAGTTCCTCACGCTGCTGCACGAGGCCCAGCGTCAACACCCCCAAACGCTCCGCCGCCTGCTGAAACTGCGCTTGCAGTGGGTCAACCTTGGCCGGGGCTGGGGCCGGTGTGGGTGTCGCCGCTTCCGCTGGTTCCTGCACCTGCGCCTGTTGTTCTTGCGTTTCCATGCGTGTTTTTCTCCTGTCTCTGCTGTTCATGCGCGCCATAGCTACCCCTGAAATGGCAGATAGTGGCGCAGAATCAGCGTCTTGATAGTCAGTGTCTCCGTCGTGGCGTCCGCAAACGTCACAGTGACGCTTTGGGCCAGCAAATCCTCGAACGCATCCGTCACCGCCGCCCAGCGCCACACGTCGCGCGAGTTGTAGCCACCGTAATTCACCGGCGTCCCCACGTCGGCCCCGCCCGCCGCCTCTACTGCCGTAAAGTCCGCAGCAATGGCGTTCACGTCGTACTCTTGCGCCAACTGCTCCTGAAGCAGGGTGACTTGCTTCAGGAGTGGGAAAAACACCTTCGCCATGTTGTAGGTCACAACCTCGGCAGGCGTCGTCGCAAACGGATTCATGCTCCTATCCTCCTATGTCCACGTAAATGTCTTCAGCGTGCCGTTGGGCAGGCGCGCTCGTAGATTTGTTCCATCCCACCAGACAGGCAGGTGGCCGGCAAAAGCGCCCGGCGTCGCAATCTGCCCGAAGTACCATGCTCCTGCAATGCGGCTGTTGTTGCGGATGATCGCCGCGCCCGCCACATCGAGCATGTAGCCGCTGGTCAGCGCCGCGCCAATGGCCACCGCGCCCGCGCTGTAGATGCCCCAAGGCGGCACGTTGACGTAATCGGCCCCGTTGCTGGAGACCATCAGGCTGCCCATGCGCGTCTGCTGGAAGGCGGTCCCATCCGTCATCCAGAACTGGATGGCGTTCTGGCTGGTGACGAAGCCGGTGTTGCTGACCAGTTGGTTGGCCGTCACTGTCGCAGATGCCACAACTGGTCCCACCAGGTCTATAAGATTAGATGTGATTTGAATACGCTTCGTGTTAAGGCTATTGTTTAGCGTTATTTTTGACTGACCGTAAGACCCAGTTTCCGTGGCAATAGTCAGGGAGGCCGTCTTAGACGCACCGGTCGCCCTTGCCTTCGCCAATATTTCCACGTTGTTCACTGCGGACGACATATCAATGACGCCAGCGGGGATGAAATTTAGATAGCTAGAAAAGTCCTGATGATAGACAACAAAAGTAGAGTTTGTCCCTACCCAACTTGCACTCGTTGCAATATCGAAAATGTCAATCGACGGCTGTAAATTGATACCGTTCGCATCGAGCCAGACTTTACCGCCCCCGGCCTCCATCTTCCCCAATGTGTTTGCGCTCCACTGGACGACATTGTTGTTGTACCCGCCGATGCGCCCGATGCCGCTCTCGCGCCAGACGCGCAGGCCGGTGTAATCCGTGCCCAGCGCCCCCGTGCCCTGGCGAATCTCACCGCCAGTGCCAATCGTCATCACGCCCGCGAAATAGCTGTCGCCGTCGCTCTCCAGAATGATTTTGCTGGCCGTGCCCGAACGCAGCGCCAGCGCCCCGCCCGTTTTAGACCAGTACAAATTCGGGTTGTTTCCCGAACTGCGCCCGATGCGCACAAAGTCTGTAGCTACAGAGAAATCGCGTTCGGCCTGCGTAGCAATGCCGTCGAAGCCGAGATACATCGTTCCGTCAGGATTCCAGATGCCGGTGTTGACGCCCGCGTTGAACATGCGGATGGGCAGGTTATTGATGCCATTCCCCGCTGCGTAGTCCGACAACCGCAGCCAGCGGTCAGTGTCCCCCGTACCTGTGCCCACGAACATGCCAAATTCATCCTGGGCAAACAAGCCGCGCAACTGCCCGGCGCGCAGGCGCACCACCTGCCCGCTGTTGGGGTGTCCCGTCCAGCGCACGAATTGCAGGTAGGGGCTGTTGGCCGCGTTCAGCCCATCAATGGCATTGACCTCGTAGAAGCCGTTGCCGCTTGTGCCGTAGTCGAGCACGATGGCGTCCGCCTGGATGACCGTCCCCGCCGCCATTGCGCCCGCGTTGGGAGCCGCCGAGCGGGTGAACGTCCAAAGCTGCGACCCGTTCAGCAGATCGACCGGATTCGTCACCACGCCCCAGCAATTCGTAATGTTGAGCGCGCCGCCGCTGCGCGAGAACTGGCGCAGGCGGATGATGTCGCCAACCTGGAAGACCTGCATCCCCGGCGCGCTGGGCAGGTCCTTGACGTGCAGGCTCGCTATGCCGCCCGCCGCCGGAGCCGTAAAATCGCTGGCGAGCAGCGTCACGCTCTTCGTGATGATCTGCCCGCCCGCAAGCGCCTGCTCCAAGTCGGCGATAAACGCCTTGGCGTGCATCTCGTCGGTGTAGAGATACCTGAAATCGCCTTCGCCCGCTCCTGTGATTCGCACCCCTGTCGTCTGGCTGGCGTAGTTGTGGCTTTGCAGCGCCACGCCCGCTTGCAGTTTGACAAGGGAGGAGCCGGGTTCGAGCAGCAGGTCAACCGCGGGCGCAAGCGAGAGATGGCCGCTGGCCGTATCCACTAGCGGCGTGCGTACGCGGGTGGACAGGTAAGCCGCCGCCGAGCGCAGCGCGACCGACGCACGCGCCTCGCCAAGCACGTCCAATTCGTAGCTGGGCGCATCCGTACCAATGCCAAGGCGGCCCGTGTCCGTGAAGCGGAACAACTCAGCGAAGCCGGTCGTCGTGCTGCTGTTGTGCCCGACAATCAGGGCGTTGCCACTGGATAGGTTGTTGTCGCTGTCCAGGCTGACATACAGCGAGCCCTCAGCCGCCAAAAACGCGTTGCCCGTAAACTGGATGTCCGGCTCCGTCCCGATGTTGCCGGAACCGCCGAATATCATGGCCCCGCCAATCGCCAAGCCCTTCAGCCCAATCTCGCCAGCGGCGTTGGATTTAAGATAAGCCTCAGCCGCACCCGAACGCACATCGCTCGATGGCGTGCGCAGGCCCACGGTGTTCGCAGCCGTCAAGCTCACCACGTCCCACGCATCGCCGCTCGCGCCCAGGTCGCCAACCATCAATTGCGCCATGCGCGCCGCATTGCTCGCCGTGGCGCGCAGCACCCATCCGGCCATAGCTCCGCTGACCGTGTGGTCAGGCCCAAGTCCAGCGTTAGTTGCCAGCACGTGCGAGCGCGCATGGTGCGCGTCGGGGTCGCCTGTATGGGTCGTGAACTCCGTATCGGTGACGGCCCAAAGGGCCTGGCTTGCCGCAAGCTGGCCGGTGTGGATGGACGTGTCAGAGAGCGCGTGCGCGGCAATCCCGCCGCCGCCGCCCGAACTGGTGGCTGCCGCACCGCCAGCGGTCAGGATGCGGCGAATGTCCTCGACAACAAACGGCTGGATGGCCCGGTACTCACTGCTGTAGCGCCTCATGCGTTCTGCGCTCCAATGTCAAAGGGGTCGCGCGCTTCGATGGGGCGCAGTGACCACGTATTGTTGCGCGCATCGAACTCCGCATGTCCCACCAGGAACTGCGCCTCAACCGTTTGCCAGTCCGCCGCCAAAAGCTGCTCGATCTGCACCCAGCGGCCCACCGGCAGCCAGCCGAGCCAGGTGCGCTGACCGTCGCTACGCTGCAACTTGCCGTCCCTGAGCCAGAGCAGCGGCGCTGCTTCGCTGGCCAGCTCGTAATCAATGACCAATGCCCCCGCCGGCGTCATACTGGCAATGATGCGCCGGCCTTCGCTGTTGCCCATGCCGATTAGCTGGCGCATCTCCTCGCCGGCTGTGGTCCGCCCATCGCGGACTTTGCGCGTACGAATGCCAGCCAGGACAGGGGCAAAGACGGCGGTGACCGGACCACCCACCGCCGTGACGATCTCGGCCATCTTCTGCGTGGTGTCCATCACGCCCCAGATTTTGAAAGGCATGTGTGCGGCGGATGCTCGCGTCTGCCAGGCAGCGCCATCCCACAGACGCAGGTCGCCGCGCTGGTAGGCTGCATCCGTGTCCAGCGACAGCGAGTAATAGTTATCGACGTTAGCCGATCCCAGGCGCTTGACATTGACCCAATACGCCGCGCCGTTGACCAACTGGACCGGCGTCACCATCTGCACCGAGCGCCAGGTCTCCGTTTCGGCAGGCACGTTTTCGTGTTCCAAGAGTCCGCTGGCGATGACTGCGCCGGGCAGCCCGCTCGCATCGTTGCGAATTTCGACCACCAGATCGTCCGTAGGGGCGCCGTGCTTGGCGATGCTGATTGCCACCTCTCCCGCCAGCCAGGGGCCGTTGACAACCTGGAAGCCCTGGCTGGTCATCTGCCCGTAGGCGAGCAGCGTCACGCTTGCGCCGGGAATTTCGTCCGCAAGCGCCGTTTCGGTTTCGACGTTGTGCGACTGGTAGATCGTCACCGCCGGTCCTGCGCTGTCGGAGACGATGGGGGCTGCGCCGTAACCGGACACCTCAACGCCGGCTGCGCTCACTACGTCGGTAGTGAAATAGTAGCCATCATTGTTGGGCGAGTTATCGACGTAGAGTCCCTCTTTGGAGCGGATAAAGCCAAGCCCCAGCGCCAAATCTTTGATGTCGTCGGATGGGTCGAAGCTGATGGTGTTAGCGGCGTAGCTGGACGCGTCGCCCTCGACGGGATTCTTGATGACCTTGGCCCCGTTGTTGCCGGTGGAGCCGCTTACTTTCACCTGGTCGCCTTCGTCCAAGGCTGCCAGCTTGCCCGCAAAGTCGAGGATGCGATTGTTCGGCGCGCTGACAAAGCCGATGGTGCTGGCGGTATAGCCCCAGCCCAGGAGCACGCGCCCGCCCCCCGTCTCTTCGTGTGCCTCGTAGCCGGCTGCGTCCTCGTAATAGCGATCATCCAAGGATGCGAACAGGCCGCGGCAATAGAGAGTCGCGGCATATTCGCCGCCCGAACCGTCCACGCTCACATTTGGCCCGCTGGCCTTGGCGCACGCCTTGAGCACCGTCAGGCGCATCGCTTCCGCAGCGGCCTTGGTGACCTCCCCTCCCGCCGAGTGCAGCGCGTCTTTGCGGCCAAACTCGCCTGCGCTGTTGTCGTCCACCAGCCAGCCAGTCGTCGCCGTGTCGCTGCCGCCATCGTCGCCGGTGAAGGAGTAGATGACATTCACCGCATTGAACAGATTTTCGCTGCTGATGCTCACCGTCACGTTGCCCAGGCGCAGCGAGATTTCTTCCACGCGGCCGGCCCAGGACAGCCCACCAGGGCCATGGATCTCCACGCCATAGCGCAGCCAGCCGCGCAGGCGATGCAGCGCCGGTTCCGGCCCGCTGGCCTCGATTTCGGCGCTGTCATAGCCGCCTTGCGTGCCAGTCGCAAAGCGCAGCACGTCCAGATGCAAGCCGGGCGGCAGGACGACGGGTACGCCGGCGCGCGTGCGGAGAGCGGCGGTAAAGTCGGCCATTAGAAGGTGTACCTCCGCGGCCTGTGCCACGCCTTGACGCTGAGCGTCTGCGTGATGGGTGCGCTCAGGTTCAGCAGTGACCAGGCGAAGTAAACCCGCTGGAGGGTGTTGGGCCACACCAGGAGCGGCATGCCCTGCGGGGCAACTGCCGGCAGTTCGACGCCGCTTGCGCTCACATAGGCGCGGCCCGCCGTGGGATCGTCCACCACTTTCCCGCCGTTGGCCACCGTCGCCAGCACCTTCAGCCGACGGAAGGTGGCGGCTGGAAAGAATGCGAAAAAGTCGGTTTCGCTCGTAATCGTTCCCGTGCCGCGCCAGGTCAGGCGCAGCCGCATGGCCCCCCAGTTGGCTGCGTACCCGCCCGGCGGCAAGGGCACAACGCCCAGGTCAGCCAGGGCGGAACTGAGCAGCGGCAGGTGCACCTCGTCGCCTGTCCAGAGCGGAAAGACGCCGGTCGCATCGTAGATGGTTGGCCGGACGTACACATCCGCCGTAATGACCTTGAAGCGCGCCAGCAGGTGAAAATCAAAGCCCTGGGCGTCCTGCAAGAGCGCCTGCGTCAAGTTGTACTGCTGCGCGTCGCTGCCCGTAAAAGTGCGCTGCACCATAGCGCCGTTGCTGCACGTGCCGTCGGACACGACGCTCCCGCCGCTCGCCAGGATCGTTTCCGCTTGCAGCACGTGGCTGAAGTTGGCCGGATCGCTGAAGGCGTTGGTGGACAGCAATATCTGGTCATACTGCACAGCGCCGCCGGTGTTGTTGGTCAGTTCCAAGATCAGCGGTGTGGGCAGGCTGCCCAACACATCGGCGGCGGCGAACTGGATATAGCTGTCGTTGCCGGCCCCGCCGTCGTCATGGCTGTACACGGTCAGCCCGCTCGTGTTGTTTGCGCCGTTCCCGTTAGAGCCTGGAATTTGCACGAGGTCCGTGCGCTCGAACTCCGCCGCGCGGCGGATGGAGAGGCTGACCGTCGGCGCTTTGTTGGGCCACAGGCGCAGCGTGTCCTCCTGGTCTTCCGGTCTGCACTCGAACAATTCCGCTCGGTACGTGCTGGCGTCGCCGTCCACTTGAACTTGCCAGTAGACGCGCGGCCCTACGCCCCAGCGCGTGCGGAAGTTCGCCTTGCCAAGCAGCAGGTCAAGGCTGGCCTTGCGTAATTGCACCTGCGCCGTATTTGCGCCGGTGATGTAGAGCACAATCGTTTCAGCGACGTCAGGCGCCGCAACGCCTTTTTGGATTTCCGGCGCTAGCATGTCGTACTCTTCGACCTGGTAGCCGTTGGCGGCAGTGAACGTGATGGTCGTCGTCCCATCCGTGACGCTGAATACGTGCGCCATGCTCAACTACCCCTTTGAATCAACTGGACGGCGCGCCGGGCGGCCTGCTCCGCCATCAGCTTGTCGTTGACGATAAACGTCTGGTTGACCACGGTGGGCCGCTGCCCGCCAGCCCGCATCCGGCGCGTGGTCGGCGCGTCATAGATACGCGAGCCGCCGGGCAGGTTGACCAGTTCCGGCCCGTATTCGCCTGTCACCGTCCAGCCGCCGCGCCAGTTGGCCGAACCCAGCGCATTGCCGGGCGGCGGCGCGGCGGGCAGCGTTGTGCCGGCGTCTCCTGTCGGCGGCGGCGGCGCGGCTTCGGCCATGAAGGATTTCCAGCCGTTGAAGTAGTTGTACGCGCCGGCCTTGCCCGCGTCTTCCAGGGCGGCGACATTCTCCGGCACGCCAGTGGCCGTCACTACCGCCTGGGCCATGCCGCCCACTGCCGCCGCCGCCGTATTGGCGTCGCCGAACCCCTGCCCGATGGCCCCAAACGCCGCAACGCCGGCGGATTTCATGGCGTCGGACTCGCCGGCCTTGCCGAACACGCTGGCCAGTCCCGCGCCCAGGGCGTCGGCCTGCTCTTGCATGTTCTCGTCGGTGATGCCGAACAGGGCCATGATGTTGGCCTTGCCCTGCGCCTCTTTCTGCTGCTGCTCAATGGCGGCCTTGACCGCATCCTGGTTGATGAGGTCCAGGTTCTGTGCGTTGGCGAAAAGCGAAGAATCGTTCCAGGCGCTCTTGAACAGTTCCAGGATCACGTTGGCGGGCAGGTTCGGATCAATGCCGGCGCGGGCTGCGGCGTCCTTGACGTCCACATTCGCCCAGTCCACGCCGTTGAGCACCTCGTCCGACAACTGGCGCACGTAGTCGTCGGCAAAGTTTTGCGGAACGCCAAGCGCCGCCATCTTCATCTGGTCGCCCGTGACGGAGCTTGTTCCGAACAGGCCGGGGACGCCCTGTAGCGCACTCTGGAACGCGCCGTTGACCTCCTCCGCCGTTTCCTGGAAGGCGTCGCTGGTCTGCTCGGCAGCCTGCTGCATGGCCGCCGTGCCCTTGCGCGTGAAGTCCTGCCAGCCGAGCGATTGCTCACGCGTCTTTGGCCCCATCTGCGCAGCCGGCTTCTCAACCCAAAGCCCCACTGCACTCAGGCTGCGCTTGAGCCAGCCGGGAATCTCGGTCGTGCCCTCGGCAAGGTTGCCGATCAGTTTTTTGGAGTTGGCATTGCTCAGAATTTGCGCGCCCTTGGGCAAATTCAGCAGTTCCGGCCCTTCTTCGCCTACCCACGTCCAGCCGCCGCGCCAGTAGTCGGTGCCGGCTGCGTTGTTGCCGTAATAGGCGCGCACATCGTCAGCGAAGCCGGGATTATCCCATCCGCCCAGCCCGCTGCCGGCAGTGTTGCGCACGCCCATCTGCGGGCCGTAAACGCTGTTGCCGGGGCCGTATTTGGGGTCTTCGTAACGAGATACAATTTGGGGCTGCACCTGGACGGTGTAAATCTTGCTCCATAAATCGCCCCAGTCGAACGAAGTTAATGCCGCGGCGACACTGTAGACTTTATCCCAAATGTCACCCCAACTAAACGGGTCGGCCTTAACGCTAATGCTGCGCTCCTGGGTCAGTTCATCGCCCCAATCCACTTCTGCTTGGGGCGAAAATACGGGCTTCCAGGAGTCAAAAGTCACCTGCCATTTACGCTTGTATTCTTCCCAATCAATGTTTTCGCCAATCTGCTTGCCCAGGTCGAAGCCTGTGCCAAAACCCGTCTTCGGAGCGTCAGCGAAATCAATAACCGGCTTGAGTTTGACGGCCCAATCATTGAAGTTGAGCAACGCCATAAGGCCGTCGATTGCGCCCTCTGACCAGCCGGCCTTTACCAGTATCTTTTTCTGCTCTGCGTCGTCCTCTGTCCAGTCGGCGGCAATCAGACTGCCAATAGTGCCTTCCTTCCAGTCGGCCACTAGTTGCACAGGCGGCAGGCTGTCGGTCGTATCGGCGTCGATGCTGATAACCTGCGCTTCGGCGTCAACCTTGAACAGCCCGCCGTCCTTGTTGGTGATCGTCGTAGCGGTAGCCGTTACGTCAATCGTCAGCCCGCCGTCCGGCGTCTTGAGTGTGGTGACTTCCGGCGAAATTTTGACGTCGAACGCATAGTCACCCGCCGCCGCCGCCGCCTGGAGGGCAACTAGCCAGCCGGGAGCGCCTTTGTCGAGCAGCGGCCCTATCGCCGCGTCGATGCGCTCCATTGCCGTCGCAGCCGATTCGAGTCCGTCGGCAGTAAAGCCGCCGAGAGTTGCCCCCCAGTTCTCTACGCCGGCCCGAAACTCAGGCGCGGTGAGGATGCCAACAACACCCTCTATGTAAGGCTGCGCCGCCTGGAACGCGCCCGAAAAGAGGTCACGGCTGAGCAGCCCGCCCATCTCTTCCAGCGTGGACAGCAGACCGGACATGGAGCCGGCAGCAGCGGCCCCGGCGCCGGCGTACAGCTTCTCGGTGTCCTTGAGGATCGCTTCAATCGCAAAATTGGCGTCGATAGCGCCCTTGGAGATGGCTTCAGGCAGTTCCTTGCCAGTCTTGCCCGTGGCGTCGCCGAGGATGCGCATGGTGTCGATGCCGGATTCGGTCAGCTGGTTGACCTCTTCCATCGACAGCTTGCCCTTGGTGCGAATTTGTCCAAGCGCACGCGAAATGCGCTCCATCGACTCGCCGCCGGCCCCAGTTGCCGTGCTGAAATTCAGCATGGCCTGGGTAAGCCGCTGTGCTTCGGCGGTATTGAAACCTAGCGCCATCGACAGCCGGAAGGCGTTGGCTACGTCCTCCTGCTTGAACGGGCTTTCGATGGCGAGCTTTTGAATCCAATCAAGCAACTCCTTGGATTTGCCTGCCGTCTGCCCGAGCGCCGCCTGCATCGACGACGCCTGTCCCGTCAGCAGCGCCTCTTTCGCCGCCAGGCTGTTGATGGATGTGCCCAGCCGCTCGTAGCTGGCGTAGGCGTCCAGGGCGCTGCGCGCCGCGCCCGCCAGAGCGTTCGTAGCCCCGCCCAGTACGTTGGCGATGCTGACGCCGGCTGCGATTTTGCCGATGTCGCCAAGCGCGCTGCCGACGCCCTTCAGCGCGCCAGAGGCTTTGTCGATGCCCTCGATTATGATTCGGAGCTTGTAGTCGGCCACGTTCCCGGTTCCAGGCAAACAAAAACGGCGCTGACCTGGAACCTCCGAAGAAGTCCAGATCAGCGCCGTGTATCCTACGTTTCACGTCGCGTCAGCCGGTGTGGTGGCCGGCCCTGCGTCTGTTTAGTTGCCTACCAGTATAAGGCAGGAGTAAGGCAAAGTCAACGGATAGGCGGTCAGTCTGCCGGCTGCACCTCCAACCACATCGCCGTTAGCGCCGGGAGCGTCACTTCATTGCCTAGCACTGCCTCGTAGGTGACGCGTCCATTCACCAATGCCACCATCTTCACGTTGTCACCCTCTAGCACGCGTGCCTTGCCGTAATCGGGATACTGGACAAACACCGTTTGCCCGAAGTTGCCGTCCACGTTGACGCGCATCTGCGCTTCATTATCATTCTCGATCACCTGGATGACTTTGCCGGCCACATTCAGGTATTTGCCCTCATGCTGCTCTGTGTTGCGTGCCAAGTCATCGAAGGGAATGGAGACGGCGCGCTGCTGTAGTTGGGCGGACGTCAGGGTAGGGGCAGGTGTTGCCCGCCGTGCCGTGTTGGACGCGTCCGCTCCATCCTTGGTTGGAAAGCACGTCCCAAACAGAATGGCCGCCATTGCTAGCACAACAACAATGCCAATTACCTGAAAGCATCCGCGCCAGAAGCTAGGCTTTTCCCTTGTGAAAGACGGTTTCCTGTCGAAGCTGGTCCCAGGCTGTGGACTCTTTGGCAATTCAATCGGGCGTTGTGCAAAAGGGATATCCTGAACCGCCAAATCGCGCCCACAGTAGCGGCAAACAATCGCCGCCGCCTTGATCGTCTCCGCGCAAAATGGACACGCCTTAGTGTCGCCGGACTCAGGGGACTCACTCATATGATTTTTGCCTTTGATTTTGCGTTAGGTTAAAGATGAAGAAGCAATAGGGTTATCATACAACGAGACACGGCAGGGAATCAATCCTCTGCCGTGTCTGGAACTGCCGTGTCGCGCTTTTCAGCGACGCGTTGTCGCGCCGTCGCCTTCTCGTCCTCCCAGACGCGCCATCGCTCCCACCACAACTGCGACGCCTCATCCTCGACCTGCCAGGGCGGAACTCCCCATAATTCGGCAGCTTGCAGCACCTGCACCCAGCCGGGATACTGGCGAGATTTGCCGTCCAGCCAGTAGCGAATCAGGCGTCGTTCGGAGGGTCCACCGCCTTGGCGTGCCCCTTGGCCGCACCCTCCGGCGCGCTGCCCATCAGCGCAGCGACGATGCCCTGCATGTCGGCTTGCGACAGGTCGGCAATCGCCTCATAGGGGTCAACGCCCGCCGGCGCTTCGATATAGCCCTTGGCGATGACGTACCCGGTAATCTTCTCCCACATGTCACTCGGTGACTGGCTGGCGTCGATGATGGCCCGCACCTCGCGTAGCCGGCGTAGAAAGCCGCGTTCGTCGCGGCCGGGCAGGCGAATTGTCACCTCGATTGCTTCGGTCGATTCGGTTGCTTCGCTCATACCATCCTCATGCCAGCGTCGCCACGGCGTTGGAGATCTGCGCCTTGAACCAGTTGGCAAACGTTCCGTGATAGGTTCTTCGCAGTTTGAAACTCGCCGCCACGACGCCATCGTCGTCCTCGAAGATGCCCGGCACCTCGTTGACTGTGCCGGCGTACTGGAGCTTCAGCGTCTTGTTTGTGCCGCCGCTGAAGTTGACTTCAAACTGGCGCTTGGCCGCCGCGCCGCCAACCATCTCATCAATCAGCGCCTTGCTGACGCCATTCCATTCCAGCAGCAAATCGAGCGTGCTGTCCCACGGCTTGGTCAGATAGCTCGACGCGGCCAGACTGCCGACGCAGTAGCGGTTCTGGCGATTGGCGTTGATGGTCAAGGTCAGGCTACGCAGCGAACACTTGGCGAGCGCCGTGCCACCCATCGTGCCGGCCCACGTGTCAAGAAACATCGTAGTCACATCGGCGGGCATGATGGGAACGACGGTGCGCACGGCCAGAGCGCCGGCCAGCGTTGTGGGATCAACGGAGGAGCCAAGCAACTCGACGCTGAACGTCGTCTCTGCGCCGACTTCCATCTTGAAGGTGAACGTGTTGCCCACGCCGCCGATAAGCCGGTACGCGCCGACGTTCGATTCGCCATGCACCAAGGACAGCATGCGCGGCGTAGGCAGTGTCGAGATGGGCGCGGCGTAGGCACGCGAGTAGCCAGGCCCTGCCCCCGGCGTCGCCTCGCCAAACGTGGTGTCCAACCAGTAGGGCAGGTCCTCGTAGGACACCCACCCATCGACGTTGGCCCCACCGCCGTTGCGCAGGATCACCGGCGTATCGCCGCCGGACAGGTTCAGGGTCAAGTCATCCAGGACCTTGATCTCCTGGTCGGGCGCGATCTTGCAGCCGGTCAGGCCGCGCAGCAGCACGGTTGGCGTGACGCCCGTTTCCCAGGCCGACTGCTTGCCGGCCTGCACGCGTAGCTCAGAAGTTTGAGCCATGATCAATCACCGCCTTTGGCGTCCTTGCCCTGGGTGGGCTTGCCCTGCTCACTCTTGGCAGGTTCCGCCTTGTTGTTCGCCTTGACCTCAGCGGGCTCGGCGGCTTCATCCTGCGCCGCCGCCTTGACCTCGGCGGCATCTTCAGGATCTCCCAGTTCGTACAGGCCGCTCCCCAGAGCCAGTACGCGCAGATCGGCGTCGAGCGCGTTCCATTCTTCGGCGTCCATATCCTTCATGGGCACGCCGGGGATGTAGCCGATGTTGGCCCCTACATAGCGCACGGTTTCACCCGGCTTGGCGTTGCGTCTTGCGGTCATTGCTTTACCTCCACATCGAACGTGATCAACTCTCGAAGATATTCCACGCCGCCGATGACAACCGGATTGGGTTGCGTTGGGGCGGCGTACTTGATTTGCGTCCATGCCTCACTGCGACTGTTTGCCGCCGTCACCTCTGCAATGATGGCCTCGATTTCGTCCAGGGTGTCTTCGGCGTTGCCCTCCGTCCAGCCCGACGCCGGATCGGCGTAGAGCACGAAGATGAAGACCAGCAACTGGAAGGCCGCTTTGGTGCAGCCGAACCCGTCCGCCACATGCTCGATTGGTCCGCTCGTCACTGCCACGACCGGCGATTGCCCGGCAAAGTCGCCGCGCCGGTAGGGGTAGACCGCCTGCGCCGGCAACCCTGGGCCAACCAGCGCCGGCCCCAGCAGTTCGGCCAGCTTGAGGCGGGCGGTCTTGCGCGGCGCGGTCACGGCAGGTTCCTGCGCAGATAGGTTTCTGCCGCATTAGCTGCCGCCTGCCCGTCTTCGCTGACCGTGCGGGCATAGAAGGCATGCGAGCCGCCGCGCCGCTCCTCGTAGATGCCATACTCTGCCGGGCTTTTCAGCGAAATCGGATTGACCACCCCAGGGTTAGGGTAAATCACCGCCCGCGCGCCGCTCTGGTCGATGCTGTGCGACTCCTGCAGCGCGCCTGTCCAGACGTGGGAGATTCGGACGGCATAGGCGCTGAGATGTTGCGCCGCGACATTGATGGCCCCGCCCAACTCTCCGGCGGCCTGCGCGGCCCTGGCTGCATCTTCCAACGCCTGCTCTACGGCCTCAATTCCGTAGATGCGCAGTCCTGGAATAGCAGACGGAGCAAACTTGGGCGTCGTCATCGTTTCAAATCCTCCACCACCAGAGCGTGCACTGTGTCGCTGCCGTCCAGATACACCTGGCGCAGCGTGTGCGGCGTTTGCAGGTCCTGCCGCTGCAAGATGTCCGCCGTCACCGGATAGAGCGCCGTGCAGCGCACGCCCGCCAGATGCGTCGCCGGTTCGCCGCGCTTGCCCGCCACCATGCCGGGGCTGCGCTTGACGTTGGCGGTTTTGCCCAGGAAGGGGATGGCGGCCCTCAGTCCCGGCCACGGCCACGCCTCGCAGGAGCGAATCGGGTAGTCCGTCCCGTCAAGGCTCAGCACGTCACCCTCGCGCACGTCTAGCATCGCTCATCTTCCTCGCAGCCTGTCATTGCGTCACGTGCGAAGGCGGGGCGTACCAGCCCGTCATTCTCCTGCCGCGTCTGTTTGCCGGCCACGGTCAGCCCGCCAGCGTAGGGTGCAGCGCCGGCGGTTGCCAGTCTGCCGGCCCTGGCGCGCAGATCTTTGGCGAGGTCACGGAACTGCTTGCTTAGCTGGCTGTCAGACGACGACAGGATGCCGGCCCGCACGTCTACGCGGCTGGCGTAGCGCGCTGCAATGGCGTCCGCACAGCCGGCGGCGGCTTCATACCGATTGCCGCCGTGCTCGTCCAGGAAGAACTGCACATCGTAATCTTCGAGAATCTGCGTTTCGCTGTAGGGGTCGCCACACAGCAAACGCACTGCGTCAATGGCCGCCAAGGTCGCGCTCACATCGTCACCTTGCTCCCTAGCTGCTGGCCGTAATGCCAAACGCTTCGAGCGCGGCGATCACGGCGTTCACCTTCGTGCCCAACGCATTCAGCGCCGTCTCGACCTCTGTGTCGCTGAACGTAGCGTTGAGGGCGTGCTCAGTGGACGCGTCGGTGATGTTGGCCGCCTGCGTTCCAGCCGCCACAGTCTTACCGTCCACGGTCAGACTCTTGGCGACCGCCACTTTCCTGCGGAACTTGTCCATGCGCCTCCTATGCCGCCACCTGGTCAAGATAGATGGGGGCCACTTCGTTCAGGAATCGCTCCTCGCGCTCGGCGCGGGCGTCCTCCTGGTCGGGCGTCAGGTTCAAACGCACGTGCCGTTTCTCGTAGTGCCCCTCGCGCTCGTTGCCGCCCACGAACATAGCGCCGCACGCAGCACACTCGTGCAGGTCGTTCTTCTTGCCCTTCCACGCCTCGACATAGCCCCACTTCAGCAGCTTCTCGTCGTTGCGTGCACCGGCCAGTTCAAACACCTGGCCGCGGTCAACATCCTTGCCGTTATAGCCCATAGGCCGGCGTGCTACTACCTGCTGTCCCATGCCGGCCCCCTTACGCCACTGCCGCCGAGGCGAAGACGCCGGCGGCCGCGCCAGTGACAACCTGGGTGTAGAAGCTGTTGGCCTCGATGATGTCCACCTCGCGCTCCTCATTGCGCATGCGCTTGATGTACATGAGGGAGTTGGGCCAGTAATCCCACACGAAGGTGTAGCCGGCCGCGGGCGTGCGCAGACCAGGCGAGGACGGCACGTAGAGCAGCAGGGCGTTCTTGCCCCAGATGCGCGAGTAGGAGACGCTGCTTTCCGCCGTGCCTTCCGGCGACGTGGTGTAGATGGCGCGGCCCACCAGGATGCGATCCACCTCGAACAACGCCGCGGCCAGGTCAACCGTCATCTGGCTGCGTTGCGTGTACTTGATGGTGTCGATCAAATCGGGATGCCACTTGAGTTGCAGCCACGCCTGCTTGCCCAGCACCAACGTGTTTGGCTCGCGTCCGATGCTCGCCTCTACGGTGTCCATCCAGCCGCTGATGTCGCTCAGCGGGTTGGAGTTGGCGTAGTCTGACCAAACGGTGAAGTTCGTGCCGCCGACGCGGTCGAGGCCCCACACGCCGGTGGTGAAGAACTTGGCCGCCGCACTCACCTCGCGCTGCATCAAAATCTTGTCGCTGACGAACTCGGTCGCCTCGCGGTCGAGCGCAAAGTTGTCGTCGGCGTTGGCGCGGTCGGTATCGTAGATTTCGTGCCCGTAGCTGTATCTGTCAGCGTAGTAGGCCGCATTGCTGTACGTCCAGCCGCCGCGCTGCGAAGCGGTGGCCGGCGCACGCAGCCGGGCTTCGTTGCGGAACCAGTGCGACTTGTCGTAGACGATGTACTTATCGCTCTGCTTGCTCACGCGCACGACCGGCAGAATCTGGTCAGCGATATAGGACGGGTTGCCGTAGCCGACGCTGATCTGGGTCAGCATCCGGTCAACATGAAGGTCTGTTGCTGTATATTTCGCCATAGTTCCCTAGCCTTAGCCCGCAGCCGAGCGGAAGAACGTATCGAGGTTGAGGCGCACGCGGATGACCACGCCGTCTGCGCTGGACGCATCGTGCGCCACGCCGCAGATGTTGAAGTCCGCCGTCGCCTTCTTGACCATCTTGCCGCCAGAGTCGGGGCCAACGAAGTCGCCCACGGCAATCGCCGTGCCGGACCCGTCCGAGACGCATTCGCAGATCCCATCCGTCACCACCGTGGCCGCCTGACCCTGCTTGGGCTTGTTGACCAGAATGCCTGCAACCTTGTCCGTTGCGGCGGCCACAAGCGCAACCGTGTCGGCGGCGCTCAACTTGACCGCGTAGTACTGCTTGGCGGACAAATCAGCCGCGGCCTTGGCGCTGTAGGTGTCCAAGTAATTGTGAGTAGCCATCAACCTTTGCCCTCCCGCACTTCACGCGTGTACTGCTCGTACAGGTCTGGGTGTTCGCGGAAGACCCGCGCCATAGCGTCAACCTGCGATGCGCCCTCCTTGACATGGGCGGCGGCCAGGGCGCTGACGCGCTCCAGGACGCTGGAGAAGGCCCCCGGCTTGTCCGTGCCCTTTTCCTTGAACAGTGCCGACTGGCGCAACTGCTCGGCCAGAGCGTTCTGCGTTTGCACGTAGAACTGGAAGGATTCGCCGGCCTCGCCGTCGAGTTGCGCCAGCTTTTCAAGCATGTCCACATGCTTGGCCGTCTCGCCATGCCAGCCGGCTGCCAGTTGGCCGAACCGCTCGCGCATGGCAGCGTTCTCCATCTTGGCGATGCGTTCGTTGGCCTGCGCCAGTCGCGCGGCGAGTTCGCTCTCGCGCTCGCCGCGGGCGGCATTGTCAGCCTGCAACGCCGCAAGCTGCGCCTGGAGGTCATCCAGCCGCCCGCCGTCCTCCGTCTCCCCCGCCTGCGCTGTGATGTAGGGCCCGCTTAGCAGGGTGAAGCCTGCGGTCGTAGTCGCTGCGCCGCCGGTGACACCTGACGTCTTTTCCTCTGCCATCTGCTGAAACTCCTGTAGATTGACTCCTCGCGCCCCAAAATAGGCCAGCGCAAATTCAAAGGCTCGTTGCGGCGTCACGCCTGCGCCGCTCAGGTATTCGTCTATGTCATCGAACGCTTCTTGGGAGAGGCTGTTCGTTGCCCACAAATGCTTCGCCGCAAACAGGCCGTCGCGGTTGGCCGCCGGCTCGTCTACGGCGTCCACGGCGATAAGCTGCCTGATGCGCACCACCGGCTTTTCGGTGGTCGCGTTCTCCGGTCGTTCACGGCGCCGGCCCTCGTCGTCACGCGTTTCCACTTCGGAGCCGTCGCTGAGCGGCCACACACCCTGCGCCTTGATGACGACGCTCATGCCGAACATGTCGGGGTCGTTGTCCGCCATGTCCATCACGTAAGTGCCCAGGTCGCCGTCCGGCGACTTGAACGCGCTGTCGGCAATGTGCAGGTCCGCCACGGCCTTGCCGCCTTCCTCGCGGAAGCTGCGCAGCCGGCCCAGATACTTGCCCATGCCGTCGGATGACAAGCCGGGGTGCGTGAAGCGGCTTTTGACGCCGTTGCGCGCCGCGTTGCCGTGCTCGATAATCTGCCCGATGGTCTTGCTGTCCAGGATCATGTTGTGGCCCAGCGCCTCGACTGGCTGCGCCGCCGAAACTCCGTAGACGATGTGTGCGTCACGGTCAACCCTGCTTACTGGTTGGCCGCGTAACGGGGTGGCCCTCAGCCTGTACTCTTCGCTCATGCGCCAAAACTCCAGGAAACAAAAAACGGCGCTGACCGCATCTCCTCGAAAGGAGATGCAGCCAGCGCCGTGTGTCTGCGTTTCACGTCGCGTTGCCGGTTATGGTCTGCCGGCCTGCGTTGTTCAGTTGGTTACATCATAAGGCAAAGGCAAGGGGATGTCAAGGACTAGCCGAAACGCTCAACTTCGCCTTTGCGCTCGATTGTGCCCAGCAAGAAGCCCTCGCGTTCGTCAATCGCCAGCGAGATCGTGTACATACCCGGCCCCAGGCCCAGCAAGCGCAGCATGAGTTTTTCCCAGGCCAATTGCCGGCGGCTTTTGGTCACACCCTGTGCTCTTGTCACCGCCGTCCCCGCTATCGCCGCCTCACCCTGTTCAATCATCGCCGCCTCGTTCCCAGCCAGTCGCCCAACTCCGCCTGCGCCACCTCACGATGCTGCATCGTGCAGCGGCAGTGCGTCGTGCATTCGCTGCCCTCACCCGGCGGCGGCAGTTCGCCTTCCACGCACCAGCCTCGTTCATGGTAATCGACGCAATCTGCGCAGTGCTCCGCCACGCCCAGCGAACGCAGCGAGATCGAAACCATCCCCTGCCCGGCCTGCCGTCCCTGCCGCTCACCCTCCCAGAACTGCACGCGGGCGTTACCGACGTAACCGTTGACGCGGTTCAGGGCCTGCGGAAGTGTGACCTTGCCAGCCTGGATGTCTGTCGCCAGCCGCTGCACGCGGGCATAGTCGGCGCGCAGCCGGCCCCCTACCGCTCCCCAATCCCGCTGCGTCATGCGGTCCCAACCGCCTACGCCCAGGGCGCGGTTCTGGCTGTGCAGCCGGCGCAGTTCGCTTTGCATCTGGTCGGCCCACACGCCCGAAGCGATCCGTCCCTCGTGCATGGCCGTCGTCAACTCGCCCAGGCGCGCGTTGGCGCTCGACACCTGGCCATCGAGCAAGCCGAGCACATCGCGGCGCGCTACGAAGCGCCCGGTCGAAGCGTTGCGGTAGCGCCCAGTGCTGGCATTGTAGAGAAAACCGGGGAGGACGTCGCTCAAAGCTCCGTCACCTCGTAATCACTCAGCAGCCGTTCGACTGCCTGCCGGATTTGCTCAGTGTCTTCCGGTTTCAACCAGACGCCCTGCCCGTTGACCGTAATCTCGATCGGCTTATCACTACGAATCTGCACCAAGGCGTCACGCACCGATAGACGGGCCGGGTGGATCTCGCCGGTTAATGGGTGCTCACTCATTCGTCTTCTCCTCTCGCGCATCCAACAGCCTCTTGTACTTCCCTGGCACGCTTTCGCTCGCATACCAGGCCGCCCGCGCCTCCTGCACGTTCTCCGGTGCAGAGGGCTCGTGATAGAGCATTTCAGCCGGCGGTATCCACGTGTTGGGATCGGCGTCCTCCGGCATGTTGTCCAGCACGAACTGCACGCTGCGCTGCGCGTCGGGGAGGTCTATCCCTAAGTCCAGCAGCACGGCGATCTGCTGGTCGGCCCACTTGCGGTGTTTTGCCTGGTCAGTCGCCATATGTCCCCCTGAGTAGAATGCGCTGCGCAGCGTCGAACATGGCCGCCATTTCTCGGGCATCAGGCCGCGCGGCTTGTTCCTGTTCTTCGTCCTCATCCTCGCCATCCTGCGCCGGCTGCATCTGTTCCTGTACCTGCCGGCGGCGCTCTTCTTCTTGCTCGCGGCGCTCCATGTCCTCGTCGCTGAGCGGGGGCAGCCCCACGTCGCCGCGCAGCTTGTTCTCCAGTTCCGGCGAGGGGAAGAAGCCCATGCCGGCAGCCGCCATGCTGCCAACGAACTGGATCACGGTATCCATGTCCACGCTGCCCACGGCGCCGAACTGGACACGCGGCGCAACCTGCACGTCCATGCCGTTGAGACGCAGCAGACGCGGGATTGCGTGCGTGTTGATGACGCCGGCGATGCTCTCCAGCCAGGCTTCGAGCGCCGATTTGAACATGCTCGACTTTGTGGCGCTCAAGGCGTAGCTGCCCACCGCTTCATGGCCGAGCATGATGAAGTCGGCCAGCACCGTCATGGCGATGCGCCGCTCGTAACGCTGGATGATGGCCGATGTGTCAAAGTTGCGCTCCCCGCCGCTGGAAAGCAACTGTAGTTGGTACAGTTCATGGCCTGCCTCATCGTAGACCAATGGCCAGATTACGCCCTCCTGCTCGTCACGGCGGATGTTGGTGACGATCTCCTTGATCGACGCCAACTGCATCCGTTCGCTGTCCGTGGCGGCGTTCAGCACGGACGGAGGGACCTTGGCGACGGGCAGGCCGGCCAGGTCGCGTTCGACGCCAATGCCCTCGATGCTTTCGATGTTGCGCTTGAACCACCAGGCGCGGTACGAGGTGCGCAGGACGCTGCGCCCCTCCGGGTTGCCCTTGCGCGGACTCGTGCGGAAGAGCATCGCCTTTTCGATGGGAATCAGTATCTCCTTACCGCCGTCCAGCCGCTGCCACATGCCCTGAATGCCGCCGGATTCGTCAAATTGCCAGCGGTCGCGCGTCTCCTGGCCGCGAATGCTCCACTTGCGCCAGCCCACGCGCCCGTCACCATACTTGCTGCGCTGTTCAGGGTCGTCCACGTCGCCGCCGCGCCGCTTGTAGACGATCTCCATGTAGGCCCAGCCGTAGGGCAGCATGGTCAGGATTTCAGCCAGGATATCCCGCCAGTCGAGGGACATATCACCGAGGCACTCCTCGACAAACTGCGCCGCCGCCCGCGCCCCTTGCGAATCGTCCGCCTGCTGCACGTTGATGGGCACACGGCGCAGCAGCATTTCGATGGCGAAGAGGATCGCCCCTACCGTGGGGTCGTTGCACATCTCGCGCACAGTGGACAACCAGCGGTCGCCGGCCAGCTCGCGCAGGTACTCGTCGCGCACGACGCCGCCCTCGCGCCGGAGGCCGGTGACGCCCATTTCTGTGAAGATTGCTTTTTCCGCCATGCCTACCACCTGCTCTGTTTGGTTATGCTGCCGAATGTGACGCCCTGCGTGCTTGCGCCGCTATCTACGTACATTACAGCGTAGCGGGCGCAGTCCATACCGTGATCGTTTTCTTTGACCGGCTCCTCTTTGGCGGGACGTCCATCGCCGGGCTGCTGCCAAACGTAGGAGGGAAATTCACCCTCTGTACACGTGGGCTTATACGCCTCTTTCAGCGCAATGTCTTCCTCGACAAGCGAATCGAGCATCAGGAACAAGCGCGGCTTGCCGTCGCCAGTCACTGCCAACCTGTCCTGCATCTTCTCGATGCCCACCTTGACGCGCTTGTCCGCCGCCTTGGTCGCAATGCCGGGCAGGGTAATGTTGCCGGCCTTGTCCTTGCCGAAGCCAGCCCACTCCAGGGCAAGAGTGACCGCGCCCGCATCACTGTCGGTCTTCTGCGTTGCCTTTTGCCATGCGCCCAAGGCGGCCAGCGTCAACCGCTCGACCAGGGCCGGATCGCTGACGATTGTCCGTTCGGCCAGACTCGCCCGGTCTTCCGCGTCATGGTCCGCTATCGTCGCTTCATACGTCTCGCCGAGGCTGTGGATGCAAATGTCCACCTTATGCCGCGCCACTGTGCGCCCGCTCATGTACAGCTCGCGGTAACGGTGCATGCGGCCATCGTGGTCAATGGCCCACCACTGGCAGACGAACGGATTCTTGTAGCCAAAGTCTATCACCCTGATTTTGCGCCAAGATGGAGGGATAGCAAAGCGGTTGATGACATGTATCATGTTATCCCACTTTTCGTACACCTGCCCCTCTGCGCCGGCCCACAAGCCCAGCCGCCCCCGTTGGTAACGCACGCCGGTCAGGGCGTCGAGCGTCCCCATTGTGCGCCGCCCACGTTCCGTGATCTCCCCCGTCGTCTGGTCGAAGAGCGTCGGGTTGTCCTCGTGCCGGCTCTTGAACCGCTTCAGGCGCGCCCGCTTCAAAATCCAGTGCTCAGGAGTGTCAGGATTGCAGTCCCCCATGACTTGCGGGTACGGCGCGTTGCCGGCGCGGCCCGTAGCGCGGCCGGCCAGCTTTTCGTAGTCATCGAGGCGTATCTCTTCCATCTGGTTGATGTAGATGTAATCGTATTCCGCCGAGAGAAACTTGTTGGGGTTGTCCAGCCCCCCCAACACCAGGACGCTGCCATTAGGGTAGTGGTACTCAGACGGTTGACTGCCGCCCATCTTGACGACTCCCGACTTGCGGTGATCGGGCGGGTAGGGCAGCACCTTCTGCTCGTAGGTTACCAGCGCGGACCCCTTGAGCGAAGCGTATGACCGGCGCACCATCAGCCCCCGGCAGTTGGGGTACTTTGCCAGTAGCGTGTGCAACTTATTCAGTGCCGCCAGGGTCTTGCCGGTCTCGTATGCGCCTTCGAGCAAGATTTCCGGCTCCTTGCACAGCCAGAAGTCGAGCGCAGCGCCGTACCCCCGGTAGCCGACGGCACTCTCTGGCGGCGCCTCAACAATGACGAAACTCACAGCGCATCCACCGGCATTTTAACTACCGCGATCGCTACCGGCCCGCCGTCCTCCCCGGTCAGTTCCCGCCGCTCGACAAACATCTTGTGAATCTTCCCCACCTGTACGAGCGCCGCCTGCCGGTCGTAGAGTTCGATGGTCGTGCTGACCGTGACCTCGGTGTCATCCTCGCCGCGGGTGCGCGTGGTGCGGGTCTGGCTAAGCTTCTTGATAAGGCCCGTCTTCTTGGCGGCGATCGCTTTGGGCAAATCGACCGTCACCGCGTCGCCCTCCTGGGTGAGAAAGTCGCCTATGTCGCTGCGCGCCTGCTCGGTCAGGGCGACTTGGACTTCCTCCGGCGCCATGATGTGCTTGGCCTTGAATGCTTCGATTCCTGCCGAAATCTCAACATTCTTCAACAGCCGCCCACCCTGCGATCCGGCGGTGAGCGCGGAATAACCAGCGCGGCGAGCGGCCTCGCTGGCGTTCCAGCACTCCAAATATGCAGCTAAGAAGACCTGCTGCTTAGCTGTCAGCGCCACAGCGCCATCCCTCCCCTACTCCCCGCCGGCCTCGCGCCGCGCCAGCCGTTCGAGCACCTTGACGCGTCGCTGCTCATACTCCGGCGTGCCTATGTCCAGCTTGGGCGGCTCACCCTCCGCCGTCTCGACGCCCTCCAGAAACGGCCCGGCGTTCAGTTCGCCCTTGACTACAGGACCGTCTGCCCCCGGTATGATGCCTGCCAGGGCGCGTCCGGCGGCAAGCGCCGCGTCCCGGTTGACGGCGTACAGGACGTTGATGACCATGCCCAGCGCCATCTCCAGCCGCATCACACGCGCCGGCAGCGACTCGCCTTCCAGCGCCTCCAAGCGGGCGTCAACCGCCGCCGGCCAGGGCGTCAAGGTGTAGCGAATCGCGCCGGGCGGGTCGATGGCCTGGGTCACTGCCCCGTTGCCGCCGAACGACGCAGCCGACAGCAATCCGCAGCCAACAATGCGGCCACCCGCAGCGCCTTCCATTACGACGCCATCCGCCTCAATTCGGTCGGCGTGAAACTCTGCGGGCGCAGTCCACTCAGGCAGTGGTGCGCTCTGCGTCTGCGCCGGGATGCCGATAGGCTGGCGTTGCGGCTTGTATACGCGGCTTCCATCCAGGGTATGGCGCGCCGCGACGCCCCCCTCCCCATGCGCAAACGTGTAGTCATCCCCGTCCGGCGAGCGCCGCGCCACGGCGCGCACCGGCTCCAGATCGAGCATGGTGTCTTCCAGGCTGAACCGTCCTGTCACATCTGCCACACGCACCCCCTTCGCATCATCTCGCACACGACACGCGGCAGCGCCAGCACACCAGCGCCGGCAATCAGCAGGCGCAGGGCAAGGTCGCCAACGGCCTCGCTCATTCGTTCCCGTCCCACGGGGCCAGCCCCATCTGCTGCACCTGCGCCAGGGGCACGATGACCGCCGGTTCGCCCGTCGCCGTCTTTGGGTCCCTGACCGGCGTCACCTGGTTGCGGGCATAGAACGCCGCTGCAATCTGCGGCACAACCAACACGGCCAGCGCGCCAAAAGCCGCCAGCGCCTTCTCAACCGCGCCCATCTGTTGCGGGTCGATAGTCACCCAACCCAAGGATGCCGCCATTGCCACCAGCGCCATGACTGCCGCCTGCACTGCCGCGGCGATGGCCTGTGCGCTGACTACAGGTTCACTTCTCACACAATCCCCTTTCGTGCGCCGCTCTATGGCACACAGAACACAACGTGATGCAGTCGCGCAGCTCCCCGATGAAGTTGCGCCCTCGATGCCGGTAGGAACGGTGATGCACCTGGAGCCGCACCGTCGCATTGCAGACGCGGCAGCGCCCGCCGTCCAGGCGCTTGCGCAGGGAGCGCAGCACCTTCCAGCGGGGCGTGTCGAGATATGCGTTGTAGCGCACCTGCGCTTCGGTCTGGAATGCGGTGCGGGTCATGGATGGTGCGGCCTCGCTTACAGTGTTGTTTAGCTGCAATTATATCACTGTAGGTGTGGGTCGTGTGCGCGGGTTTAGGGAGGGAACAGCAAAAGCCGCCGTGGGCGCGGCGGCTCTGCGATGGTATGCCGGCTGCGTGCGCCCTTACGGGCAGGCGGGCCGGGTGCAAACGGAGGCGCTCGAACGCCTCTGTCATTGCCGTGATTCAGGGGCCTCCCGCCAGTACAGGATCGGCCCGGCCAGGGGCGCGCCATGCTCGTCGCGCCAGCCCCGCCCGCCCCACACGGCGACGCGCTCTCGGACGTGCCACCAGATGACAACAGGCACGCCCACGGGCGGCGGGGTGACGGCGATGCTATGGAACTTGGGTGCGGCGGTCGGTGCGGTCACAGGCGCTCTCCCTCCACCCACTCCCCCATCCAGCGCCGCCCCTGCCGCGTGCGCCACCAGTCGAGCGACGGCGCGCCCACCGCCGCGGCCCACAGATCGGCGGCGGGCGGCTGGATGGGGGCGTCGTCGCTGTGCAGGGTCAGCATCCAGTGGTTGAGGCTCCGGCTCAGGGTGACGGTCAGGCCGGGCAGGGTGCGCTGCGTGGACGCGTGCGGAGCGGACGGCTCGGCTCCGACAACGGCGCGCATGTCACGCCCGATGATGGCGACGGGGGTAGCGGTCTTGCCGGCTGCGGTCGGTGCGGTAGGGTTCATGGGTCTCCTTAGAACATGCGCATGGTGCGCGGTTGGATGTTGGTCAGGTCCTGCCAGGGCGTGGGTCATGGGTGCACCTCAATCACATCACCCATGCCCCAACCGCCGCCAACCAGGGCCGCTTCCGCCTGCTGGCGCGCCCAGACTGGCGCGGCGGCGTTGTATTCGTCGGATACCCGCCCGCTGGTGCGGCGCAACCAGTAGTCTCCGGGCCGTTCGGTTGGACGCCCGTAGCAGGATGTGCCGTCGCTCAGGGTCATTGCGATTAGGGTGGTGGTCATGGTGTCACCCTCCCCTGTACCACGTCCCGCGCAAACTCCGTCGCCAGCCGTGCGGCGTAGCTGCGGCTGTAGAAGCGGTCAAAGTGGCGCATGTAGACGCGTTCCTGCCAGATGAAAGTCAACCATGTGTCAGGTTTGGCGCGTAACCACTTGCGCGCTTCCATCTCGACATAGCCCAACGGCGTAGCGTAGAAGGCGCTCCAGTGGCGGTTGTCGTTGTCGTTACAGACCGGCGGGATGATGCCCCAGCCGGCGTCTGTGCTGCTGTCGATGATGTTGGCTTGACTGCTGCGTCGGGTCATGCGGCCTCCTGTGCGTCGATTCTCCTGATTCTGTCGCCAATCCACTCGGCGACCGGCACGGCCAACCCGTTGCCTAGCTGCCGGTAACGGGCGGTGTCTGACTGCCCGCCCGTCCAGCCATCGGGCAGACCTTGCAGCCGTTCGCACTCGACCGGCGTCAGTCGGCGAACGCCCGCCGTCACCTGCACGGCGTCACGGGCATTTGTCCGCATTTGGGCGTACTCGCCTTTGCGCACGATGTAGCTGCGGGCTTTGCCGCGGAATGATGCGTCGTTCTGACTGCCGCCCGCTTGCCAGTCAAAAGCGACAATGGGTGCGCCATCCCCCTTGCCCGTCTTGCCGCTCTGCGCCTTGAGCGGCGAAACCAGGTCAGACGGTGCGCCCCTGCCGTTGCGGGCAATGCGCGACTCGAATACGAAGGTATCTTGCGCCTCTCTCCCGCTGCCAAACTTCCCACCTTCGCCGCTGAGGGCATAGGCAGGATCGGGCACGCCGATGATATGCCCCTGATTTGCGCAGCTCGCATCGCTGGACGGCTGCCGATTCGTGAGCGCGCCCACTACGTAGGCTCCTGCTCCGTCGAGGTCGGTTGACCGGCGGCCACCTGTTGCAGAACTCGATCCAAGTGTGCTGGCAACTTCTTCCCACGTCTTTCGGCGCGCTTGAGGATTCCCCGGCAGGCGCTCGCGCTCAAAAAGTACTTCGGCGCAACGTCCGTCTCCAAGACTTGCGACAATGAACACACGGCGGCGTCGCTGGGCCACTCCGAAATACTGAGCGTCCAACACCCGCCAGGCGACGCGATACCCGCATTTGACCAGCCCGCGAACGACGACGGCAAAGTCCCTGCCGGCGTTGCTGGATAGAAGGCCGGGGACGTTTTCGACAACAACCCATCGCGGCTTAAGCTCTCTAACAATGCGACGGAACTGCCACCAAAGTCCGCTTCGCTCTCCAGCCAGTCCCGCGCGCTTGCCGGATATTGATACGTCCTGGCAGGGGAATCCTCCTGCAATAAGGTCAACTGATCCATCGAACACCTTTCGCCCGAACTCTCGCACATCCTCATAACGGGGCACGTCCGGCCAGTGGCGGGCAAGCACGCCGCGCGCCTGCGGGTCAATTTCGACTTGTGCAACGCAGGTCATACCGGCGCGCTCCAAGGCAAGGTCAAAACAGCCGACGCCCGAAAACAAAGAGATGAACCTCACTCCCTCACTCCCTCCCACGCCTCCGGGTGCTCCGCGCGTGCGGCGGCGACGGCGGCGTAATACTGCTCCGGCGTGCAGGCGTGGCGCAGCGTGTGGCCCAGCCGCACGCACTCCTTGTCGGCCCACCGCTTGCGCATCAGGCCGATCTCGCCTTCCAGTTGCGCCAGCGTCGCTCCCGCCGCATCGAGTGACCGTATGCCGGCGAGGCCGGGCTTGGCGGCGTCCTGTAGCTGGGTGCGCAGGGCGGCGAGAAGGGCTTCGATGGTCATGGGCGGGTCTCGCTTTGCTGCTCTGCCGTCGCTTTGGCCCAACAGTCGTCACACAGGTCCTGCCATTCGTCGTCTGCACCCTCTGCCTGTGTGCAGATTTTGTGGCAGTCTGGACACTGCCACAGTTCGCCCACCTTGAGAGCTTTGGCCAGCTTCGCCTCCGCTGCCTCGGCGCGGGCAAGTGTGGCGGCAAGGGCGGCGCGCAGGTCGTCAATGACCTCCGCCACCGGCCCCGTAACCGTGATCGCGCCGGTGCTCAGACACTCGTCGCAATAAACGTCTTGTCCGCCTTGCCCACCACAATCGGGGCACTCTATCATTGTGTTCCTCACGGTTCCACCTGCTCCTTTGCTAACCTTTGCATCTTGGTGAGCTTATTGTTGAGATACTTAATCTTGGCCTCTAGATAGTCCACGTGCTCTACCAACTCCCGAATATCCTCACGGGCGTAGGCCATCAACTCTGCGTCGTTTTCGTCCATCGCATGGGCAAAATTTGCGTTGCTGCTGATGTTGCGCCACTGGCCGTAGCGTGTGAAGATGTTGCCGTGCTCTGCTCGCCAGGGGCCGATGCTGGCGCAAAGCTGCCGACGCCTGATCTCGTCCAACCGTTGCTTGTTCATTGCCCTCCCCGGTGCGATAACCGCTGCTCACCCAACCTGCCGCCTTCTCATCTTCCCCGCGACCTCATGCCCCGCCGCATACTCGCGGGCGTCGGCGCTGCCCGGCGGGTACGGGCAGAACCAACAGCCGTCGTAGTAGCAGTCCTCAAAGCCGCGCCGGTACGGGGCAACCGGGGCCGGGGCGAACATGCTGGCCGGCGCATCGTCAGGGATGGAGCGCAGGTTGGGGCGCGGCGTGG